TCCCGTAAATTCACAGTATTCTCACTCGCAACTTTATTTTTATATCTTGGCAGCATCACTGGCGAGCAATGGGTTGCTATATCTTTGGGTTATATCGGAATACAAGGTATTGCTGATATCGCTACACAATGGAAATTTGGGAAACAATAACTATGAAATTAACAAAAACAAAACTAGAAGAAATTATACAAGAGGTTATTAGCGGAAAAGATTTTGAATCTGCGATTGAGGGAGAAATCAATTCAAAATTCAATTTCAGCACAAATCATGGTCAACCTTTTGATAATTTGGACAAAAAAGCAATCAACAAACTAAATTCGATAGGACAAGCACTTAAAGGGGTAGATCCAAAAGTTATCGATGCAGCTAGGCAAAAAAGCCTGATACAACAAAACCTCAAAAGTCGAGGAGCACTCGTTGCTGATCACGATGCAGAGCAGGCTGCGAAACAACACCGCGCCGGAAAATCGCAAGCTCAACAACCGGCGCAAGCACAAGCTCAACAACCGGCGCAAGCACAAGCTCAACAACCGGCGCAAGCACAAGCAAAACCTCAAGCGCAAGACGATGATTATGATGCTGACGAGTTGGAGATGATTCAAAAGATGAAAAAAAAGAATCCAAAAATGGCACGACTAATGCAGATGGACAAAAAACTTGGTGAATCGTCTAAGCTAACGAAATCAAAACTGCAAGAAATTATTCAAGAAGAACTTGAAAAAGTTGTTAAAGAATATGGAGCACCAGTATTCAGTCCTAAAAAAGAAAAATCGCAATATGCACGGAAAATGCCGGTTGCTGACGAAGAAGATGGGCGAACTCCGCTTGAAAAAGCGGTTTCAAAAGACAAAAATTTAAAAGAAGACGATCTCGATGAAAAAAAGAAATGGATGCAAGACATCAAGAGCACTGGTGAATGTACTCCTTATACGAAACCAGGATGCACAGGCAAAGCAAAAGCATTTGCCAAGCGAGCACAAAAAGGCGATGTTCGTGATGATAACCTCAAAAAAGGAAAAAATCCACACGGACCAGGTTGATATATGAAACTCTCTATCTCACATTTGCGACAAATTATTCAAGAAGAACTGAAAGCAGAGCTTGAAGAATATAAAGTAGAAACGCCAAAACACTTTAATCCTTCACAAATGCCTGGGACTGCTGATGACGTGTTCCATGATTGTATTAATAGTGTGAAAAAAAGTTTTAAAAAGCATGACTACAAACCTTATAAGGGAAAAAGTGTGGAAGATGCAGCAGCAGCCATTTGTACAGATTCTCGTAAAGAGGGCGGCGCTACTTTAGATTGGGGAAACAAACGCAAAAAAGAAGTTGAAAAAGCTCGACCTGGTGGAAAAACAGGCAAAGAACTGGACGAGAATACTTCTGAACCAGGTTTGGGAAGCTCCATAGCTCACGGCTTTTTAGATATTGCGGGTGTAGTCGGTGACTTGGCTGGTGGTGCTGGTGCGATATTTGATGCTGCGAATGCAGCTTTATATATTAAAGAGGGGGATTATTTAATGGCGGCATTATCTGCCATCTCCATCCTACCAGGAGCAGGAGATATTGTGGGAAAAGGGACAAAACTTGGAATCCTCTTGTCACGTATTGGTAAAGCTGCTAAGGCTGGGCAAAAAACTAAAGTGCAAACAGGACTTATTGGTAGTTCTCTCAAAAAAGCGATGCCCACGATTCAGGAGCAATGGCCTACGATTACAAAAAAACTAGGTCCAGAACATTCAAAAAAAATGTTACAAGCATTAAAGCAGATAACAAAGTAACAATACTATTTATAAGTTGATGCCCACGTCTACTGAAAAACTCTTTGAAAGAAGCTGGAGCAAAGAAGACGGTCGTGATTACTCCAAGGAGTATGACGCACCCGGCTCACCAGAACAAGATGAACGTAATAAACGAAAAAGAGATAAGAGAAAACATGATCGTGAACATGGCGAATGTCCGGAAAATCAGGAGCTGCATCATATAAATGGGGTCGAAAACGATGAAGTCAAGTGTGAACCCGTTTCTAAAAACCGTGGAAGAAAAGAGAAGTCTAGATTGAAAAAAACAACAATCACAATTAAGATCGTTAAAAAGGATTAGGATAATGAAGTTAAACAAAACAACCCTACAGAAAATAGTTCAAGAGGAGATTCAAAACATAAGGATCGAATTTGAAAAAGAGCTTAGTGCTAAAAAGATTAAATTACCCTCTCAAATCAGTGAGGGTAAGAAATCACAGCTTCTAAAAAAAACCGCAGGTGGTATGGCTAAGGCTGTTCAAGCAGTGGGTAAAGAGTTGGCAAAAGATTTAGATGAACCTAAAGTTAAAAAAATCATGTCGGAATTAGAAAAAGGTTTAAACTTGGGCAAAGACGCAACTGATGAAGAAAGAGTAAAAGCCTATGCCGACTTGTTTGAAAAACTTAAAAGTGATCAAGAAAAAATAAAAAAACTTAGTTCAAAACAAATCATCAAAGGTGGCAAGAATCTTGTAGGACTCTTGTCTTCCGGTGGCTTGCTTTTGTCCATAGGAAACATCCTTTTCGGTGGCGGCTTTTTAGCAAGCCTCGGCGTTGGGGGGATTTCAATAGTCTTGGGTGGTGCTCTTTATTTTTTGTTAGCAAAATTAGAAAAATTATCAAAGTTTATCGATGCTGGACTTGGTGTTGCAGGGTGGGCAACAAAATTTCTACCTTCAGGGCTAAAAGGTGGGTTCGCCTTTTTAAAATTTTTAGCCACTAAAGTTGCAGATCTATACAACAAAGTGAAATCTGTGGAGGATAAAAAGTCTTTACCCTCGGGGCAGGATGACATTCCCTTCGCTGACCCGAAAGACGTTAAGCTCACATCCGGAGACTGGCCGGGTGAATATTTAAAAGAAGGTTATCACCCCTCTATGCAGTCTCTTATATCAGATAAAGCAACCAGAGATCTTCTTAACGAATATTGGGAAGTTATGTATGAGTTGGAGAAAAAAGAGTTATGGCAGTTTTAAGAAAAACTTGGGCTTTTTTAAAAACTCATTGGTACATTCCATTGATATTATTAATTGGGGTTGTTCTAAAGAACAAAAGCGATTCATTATTAAAAATTATCGATGCCCAAAAAGATTCGTATGACAAGCAAAAATCTGCGATTGAGGCAGCAGAAACTGAAAAGAAAGTGTCTAAAGCGAAAATTGAAGAAGAATATAGGGACGCACTTACAGCAATTCAAACTGTTCACAATTTTCAAAACAAAAAATTAGACAACAAAAAAAAGAAAGAAATTAAAAAAATCGTTAAAAAACATTATAATAACAAAGAAGCACTATCTTCCGAGATTAGTGACTTGTTTGGCGTAAAATATGTTCCTAAAAAAAATAACAATTCTAACTAGCCTTCTTTTTTTATCATCTGTTGCCACTGCACAAACAACCACAAGTACAACTGGGCAATTTACTTTTTTGAAGAAGGGTCAGGAAGCGCCCTTTGAAGGTACTTTGTTCGACCCTGTAGCAACTGCAAAGATTATTGCTGACAAAAAGTTTGCTAGCGAGAAATGTATTTTAAAGACAAATTATGAAACAGATGCACTCAAGGCTAAATGTGAGCGAGATACCAAACTTTTAACAGTAGAGCTGGAAATCGAAAAGAAGAAATATGATTTAATTGCCAAGGCTCAGAAAGAAGAGATTGAAACATTGCGCAGTCTGGCGAAAGGATCCGATTCAACCATGTGGGCAGCTATTGGATTTTTGTTGGGAGCTGGTTCTTCAATTGCGATTTTTTATGCGGCGACCGAAATATCAAAATGAAAGACGATAATTATTTAATCAAAGTGGAAAAAGCAATAGAAGAAAAGTATGGCGAAGGGACCACGCAAAACCCCAAAGCCACATGGGACCAGGAAAAAGAGAAGGAATATCTCGAACAAATAAAAAAACTTGCAAAAAAACAAACACCACAGGAGAAGATTGAGGTAGAAGGCGTTTTAATGCCTAAGAAACTATTTAGAAAAGAATCTAATCGCACTTGCCCAGAATGTAAAAAATATTCTTTTAATATGAGGGATGATTTATATATGGTCAAGTTTAAATGCTGTTTTGTTTGTTACGTGCAGCACGTAGAAGGGAGAGAAGAAAAGTGGCTGAAAAAAATAACATCTTAGATATTGTGAATGGAATTTCACAAGCAGCGGCGAATGCATACGATGGTGCAACCGATGAAAACGGGGATCGCCTAAAAACAGGTCTTAAAAGAGAAGATGGGGATCTGGTTATAGACAAGAGGATCATCGATGGCTTCAACGTTAGTATTGCTGGGAATATATTAATTTTAAAATACCACTCTGAGATTTTACTCAAGGACGTTTATAAAGGAGATTTTGAAGGCGAAATCGCCCAAAGACTTCAAGACGTTGTATCTTATTTGAAAAAAGAATACAAAAAGATTACTGGGAATTCTCTCACTCTCACTAAGGAAGATAAGGAGCCTGAAATCTTGGTTCAAAGTATGAGCCGGATTCGTTCATGGGTGCAAGCAACCTGCACATATAAAATCGGCGGAATGCCAGAAGAACCAGAGTTGGGGACAACTGCCGAAGACAGACTCGATACTGCTTTTAAAAATTGGTTAGGGATGGGAAAAGATAAGTTTCCAAACACAAAAAAGCCCCAGAATGTAAAAGGGAAACGAGACGAAGAGCCTCGTAAATAATTCAAAGTCTAACCAATGAATGCGACAGAGAAACACATCAGATCTATTATACAAGAGGAGATCCGTAGTTTTTTGTCCGAACAAGCTCCAAAGTCTGTTGTTAAAGGTCGTGTCAAGAAGTTAAACCAGAAAGTAAAAAAAGATGCTCACACCAAATCCTCAATCCAAGGGGCAATTAGAAGCATCACAACTCATAGCGGAATTAAAAAAGATTTAGAAAAAATCATGGACAACCCAGTCGCGTCGGCGACCTTCATTACCACTCTCATGACTCAACTTGGTTTGGATCCTGAATCTTATGTGAGCATCATTTCGACGCTTTCTGAAGTAAAAACTAAGAAGATTAGCGTCATTTTAGAAAATTGTTTCAAAGTCCTTGAAGAATATAACTGCCAACAAGATGCTAAATAACTAATTATTGTGTATGTCGCAATATCTCTCCAAAAAAGACCTTGTTAAAGAAATCGTTAAGTGCGGCAAGGATCCCGTCTATTTTATTGACAATTACTGCAAAATTGCGCACCCTCAACGTGGGCAGATACCATTCAAGACTTGGGATTTTCAGCAAGAATTATTGCACAAATTTAACGATTATCGTAACAATGTGATACTAAAATCGAGGCAGATGGGTATCTCAACCATTTCTGCTGCGTATGTGTCGTGGATGATGCTATTTCATCGCGATAAGAATATCTTAGTAATTGCGACAAAGTTTAGTACAGCATCCAATCTCGTTAAAAAAGTTAAAGCAATGATTAAATTATTGCCTCCTTGGTTTGATCAGCTTGCTACAATTGCAATCGATAACCGTTCTTCATTTGTTTTAAACAATGGATCGGAAATTAAAGCCTCATCCACATCTGCTGACGCTGGTCGTTCGGAAGCTTTGTCATTATTAGTGATCGATGAAGCTGCCCACATTGAAGGCTTCGAGGACTTGTGGACAGCACTACAACCTACAATGGCTGCTGGTGGTCGGTGTATTGCTCTCTCCTCCCCAAATGGTGTGGGAAATTGGTTTCATAAAACTTATGTATCGGCAGACAATGGAGAAAATGATTTTCACCCCACAAGATTGCATTGGACGCTTCACCCCGAACGTGACCAAGCATGGTTTGAGGAAACAACAAGAAATCTTTCTCGCCGTCGAGTAGCCCAGGAGTATGAGTGTAACTTCAATGCTTCAGGTGAAACAGTTATTCATCCAGATAATTTAAATAAAATAGAACAGTTGTGTTGTGATCCTAAGCATCAAACAGGTTTTGATAGAAATTTTTGGATTTGGAAAGAATATGACCCAGAGAGTAAATACTTACTGGTAGGCGATGTCGCTCGTGGTGATGGTAATGACTATTCGGTATTTCATATCTTCGATACCAAAACTATGGAACAAGTCGCAGAATATCGCGGCAAGCCAACCACAGACTTGTTTGCGCGAATATTATTCGATGCAGGAAAAGAGTACGGAGATGCAATGGTCATTGTCGAGAATAACAACATTGGTTATTCAGTTCTGGAAAAACTCATTGATGCCGGTTATCCAAATTTATATTACTCTACTAAAGGAAGTCATGAGTACGTAGAGCATTATCGCGCCGAAGGAGCGACAAATGTAATCGCCGGATTTACAACCTCGCAAAAAACACGCCCCCTCATTGTTGCTAAACTAGAGGAATTCATAAGAAATGAACTAATTACTCTAAATTCCATAAGAGTATTTCAAGAACTAAAGACCTTTGTTTGGAGAAACGGCAGACCAGAAGCTCAAAGAGGGTATAATGATGATCTTGTCATGTCCCTCTCTATTGCATGTTGGGTGCGAGATACTGTTTTAGAAGAAAACAAACGAGACTTACAATATAAAAGGGCTTTTTTAAATTCTATGGTTACTTCAAACACAAAATTAAATACAACAATTCGTGGAATGCATGGCTACAAAAGTGAAGAAACATTTGATAAAATAAGAAAAGCACAAGAAAATTATAAAAATTTTGGATGGCTCATAAAAGGTTGATAAATGGAAAATAGAAACAAAAAAAATACACACAATCCGGAATCTTTTTTATTTAAAGCTCTCACTAGATTACTTTCGGGACCAATTACAAATTACCAACGACAGAATCCAAGGCAATTAAAAAGATGGCAATTAGATAAATATAAGTTTCAATCTGCTGCTGGATTAAGTTTTAAAAAATCAACCTATAATCCTTTTGACAATGTTTATGCGAATTCTACCTCTAATGTTGCCCGAGCAGAAAGATATGTAGACTTTGATCAAATGGAGTATATGCCTGAAATTGCGTCTGCTATGGACATTTATGCAGATGAGATGACAGTTTCTTCACCCCTTCAAAAACTTTTAACGGTGAATTGTCCCAATGAAGAAATCAAAGGAGTCTTGCAGGATCTATTTTATAGTATTTTAAATATTGATTTTAATCTTTATGGTTGGTGTCGAAGCATGTGTAAATATGGCGATTACTTTCTTTATCTCGATATCGACGAGACTTTGGGGGTTAAGTCAGTTATCGGTTTGCCCCCAGCAGAGATCGAACGTTTAGAAGGGGAAGACAAGACGAACCCCAATTATGTCCAATTTCAATGGAATTCTGGTGGTCTTACTTTTGAAAATTGGCAAGTGGCACATTTTAGAATTCTTGGCAATGATAAATATGCACCCTATGGAACCTCGTGTTTGGAATCATCGCGGCGAATCTGGCGACAGTTAATGCTGCTTGAAGACGCTATGATGGCGTATCGAGTGGTACGCTCGCCTGAACGTCGTGTTTTTTATATTGACGTGGGCGGGATTCCCGAGAACGAAGTTGAGCAGCATATGCAAAGAATTGTTACTCAAATGAAAAGAAATCAAGTAATCGATCAAGATACTGGGCGTGTGGATTTGAGATATAACCCCATGAGTATCGATGAAGATTATTTTATCCCTGTTCGTGGCGGACAAGCCGGAACAAAAATTGAATCCCTACCAGGTGGAACCTATACGGGTGACATTGATGACGTTAAATATTTAAGAGATAAACTCTTTTCAGCTTTAAAGATACCCGCATCTTATCTTACCCAAGGTGATGAAGGGTCAGAAGATAAGACTACTCTAGCTCAAAGGGATATTCGTTTCGCCCGAACCATTAGTCGCCTTCAGAGAAGTGTTGTCTCAGAATTAGAAAAAATAGCTGTGATTCATTTATATACTTTAGGGTACAAAAATAAGGATCTTATTTCTTTTAAACTTCGTTTGAACGCCCCATCAAAACTTGCCGAGCTGCAAGAATTAGAACACTGGAGAACAAAATTTGAAATTGCCAGTACAGCAACAGAAGGCTTTTTTAGTCGAAGATGGGTTTCGAAGAATATATTCGACATGTCGGAACAAGAAGTTGTCCGAAACCAAAGGGAGATGTTCTACGATAGAAATTTAGATGCAGCACTCGAAGTGGCAACACAAGAAGCATCTGGTGAAATGGCTGCTGGTGAAGCTGGCGGTGATGATCTCTTAGGAGGTGATGACCTCGGCGACGAGATCGAAGGTGAAGGTGGTGACACAGGCGAAGAACTTGGCGGCGAAGACGAGGTGCTCCTTGCCGAACCTGGAAAGCGCAACGATTTACAATGGAAAACTCCGAAACCATCTGAGAGGACAACTCCAAAATCAAAAGGTAAGAAATACAAGCCCGTTAAATCTGACAAGAGGGATATGGGTGCTCGCAAGCGTAGTTACAAAGGAAAATATGCAGAGGAAGTGGGGAAAAACACTCCACGAAATATTCATAAGGGATGGACAGATGGACTTCAAGGTTTGTCAAAAGGAATTTACGAAAATCAGGAAACTAATTATAAGGAAAAATATAGGCAAGAAGAATTAAAGATTTTGGAAAATGATATAGAAATCCAAAAAATAATTGAAAATCTTGCCAGTAAAAATAAGCAGGAAAATAAAAATGACAAAGTTTAAACACAATAAGAAGAGAAATAGTGCTTTCCTATATGAAACCTTAATTCAAGAATTGACAAAATGTGTATTGTCAAAAGATGCCGCAAAACAAAAAAGCATTACCGATCTTATTAAGGAATCGTTTAGCGCCAATACAGAAATGTATAAAGAATTAAAATTATATCACGCTATTACACACACAAAGAATGTGCAACCAAAGATAGCTGAGAAGATTTTGAGTGAGGTTAAAGTTCGTCACTCTAATATAAACAAGAAACAGTTGATTTCTGAGCAAAATAAACTAACTCGACATATTAGAAAATCTTTATCTAACGAAGTTTTTGTAAATTTTATTCCCAACTACAAAGATTTAGCATCTATAGCTCAAATTTTCAATAACCGCGTTTCTGTCAAATCTAAAGTTCTCTTAGAAAATGAGTTAATAGAAAAAATGGCTTCCATTGGTCAAGAGAGAAAAATGGTTCCTGTCGATAACTTGGTGTACAAATCTTTTGTTTCCAAGTTTAACCAAAAGTATGGCGACACATTGTTTGAAGAACAGAAAATTTTATTAAATAAATTTATTACCTCTTTTAATAATAATGGTTTAGAGCTTAAATCTCACCTAAATGAAGAAATCGGACGCTTGAAAAAAGAGTTGCAAAATTCTCTAAAGACCGAGGAGTTTATTGCAGATCAAGAAATGTCCCAGGGAGTAAAAAAGGTGATCGATATTTTAGAGCATTATAAATCCCAGCCGCCCAATAAAGAGATGGTCGAGGAGATTATAAAAATTCAAGCTTTGGTGAAGGAATCATCCGTAAATGTCGATTAAAATAAATATTGAGCCGCAACCCGAGCCGAGCATAAAAATAGAGCTTCAAGTTAGAAAAACACTTGATGGTAAAATTATGATCTTAGATCATCGATTAATCGACATTATTCTTGACACAACGCTCAATAAAATTGTTACATTTCCTAAAGATGATTTGAGTGATGAGATATATGGAATTCAAAATTCCTATTTTAGACATCTTGTTAATGAGGGTGTCGTTACCCCCAGCTCAATTCAGAGTGGTAATGTATTTGGGAGTTTAGAAGGAAAATATGAGGAATCTATTGACGAAAACGTTAGTGCAGCGCAAGTAGTTTTATATTCTACCAAAAAATTTATTGATTCTCAAACTCCGCATTTAGAGATGCAAGAGTTTATAGAGAATGAATTTGAAGATCACCTGGTGGATCCTAATCCGGGTGACTCTACCGAACTTGGTGAAGTACCTGAAGAACCAAAGAAGGGCTCTATCACTCCATCTCGAATCCGGCGTTATTTAAGTGGTTATGGATATTACTAATGAACTTATTGCTATTTGTGCTTGCGGCTTATGGTCTTACGCAAATTATAGTATTTGGAAGTATATTTAACAAAATCCGACCCTCTCACCACTTCTTTCATTGTTCCATGTGTATGGGTTGGTGGGTTGGACTCTTTTTGTGGGCAATTAACCAATATACAGAACTATTTACATTTGAATATTCTATTACTACTGCTTTTTTATTAGCATGTGTTAGTTCTGGGACATCGTATGTTTTGAGTATGGTTTTTGGCGACGAAGGAATAAATTTTAAAGTCAAAGGGGAAAGCAATGTTTAATAATTGTTATAAAACAAAGAAACGAGTGCTGCGACCAGTTCGCCGCTGTAAATCTGGTTGCAAGCCCGTGCGGGTTGCGCCCGCACTAAGAGGAAGTAAGGTATGAAAATTAGTAAAAAACGATTGGAAAAGATAATTTTAGAAGAAATAGATAATTTACACAGCCAAGATCGTAAACTTCACGATGAAGAAGTTCCAATTGCATCTATAGTGTATTTATTGGTTGGAAAAGCTTTGGATTCTGTACACGATTATCGCGGTTCAATGCCAGACGACCAAGATGTTTCCGAGGATTTTGAAGATATACACGAAAAATTGGCTAAATTCTGGACTATGCTAGATAGTCATCCCGATTTGGCAGATGGAGAAACACCGAAAGAGCTTTTAAAGCCACTACAAGAAAAGCAAGCCACTCAAGTTGAACAAATCATGCAGGAATTATCGCAACAAATCAAAGAGCAAGAACAAGATTGTACCGAAGAAGAGATCTCTAATGCACTCGATGTGGTGTCACGATGCGTAATGACTGGAAAATCTCAAAGACCACGTTCAACCGAAACAGAATTGGGGGTAATGCCACGAAAAGTGAGTGCGCCGCCTGAAGGAACCAAGGTTGGTGGCGTTAAATGGGTAAAAGAGGGAGAGACAGATGAGCAATAAATATCTTTTAAGGGAATATTATGAACTTTGTTCGGGAGGGGTTTGCCAAGACCTCTTAACCGAAGAAGAAAAGATTCAAGTTAAAAATGGAGCGACATTTCTTTCAGGTGTGATGCAGCGTTGTGACGAACAAAATGGTAACGGTCGAGTTTATCCAGCCCCTATTCTACAACGTGAAGCAAAAAATTATATGAAAGCTGTTAAAGAGAACCGAGCCTGTGGAGAACTTGATCATCCTGAAGATTCTGTAGTTAATCTTAAAAATGCATCTCATATGGTTACATCCATCTGGTGGGAAGGCAAAGACCTGATGGGCAAAATCAAAGTCCTTTCAACTCCTGCTGGTAAAATCTTGGAATCATTAATTAATGATGGAGTAATGCTTGGCATTTCATCTCGCGGCTTAGGCTCTGTGCGCGAATCTCAAGGTCAAACGATGGTAGAGGACGACTTTCAATTGATTTGTTTCGATATTGTGTCGGAACCTTCGACACAGGGCGCATATATGATGATGAACGAATCTAAAGAAAAAAGAATTTGGTCTAAAGCAGATCGGCTAAACCGTATGTTAAACGATATTATTGGTGACAAATGAACAAGAATGATTTAAAAAAGATCTTAAAGCCTCTTATTAAAGAGTGCATTAAAGAGGTTGTCTTTGAAGATGGAACTCTTTCTGGAATTATATCCGAGGTTGCACAAGGTTTGTCAAGTATACAAACTCCTGTTCCTCAACAAATAGTAGAGAAAAAAGCTACCAAACAAGTTCAAGCTCCACATCGTAGCGAAGCTCTTAACGAAGCAAGAAAACAACTAGAAGAAACGAAAAAGAGTTTACAACAATCTGCTGGTTTAGAGGGCATCTTTGAAGGAACAACCCCAATGCACAGCCGAGACTCCTCTAGTTCGTCACAACATGGAGCACTACGAGATCATGATCCAAGTGATCCCGGTGTGGACATCAGTGGTATTATGAAGATTGCCGGTGGTGCATGGGGTCAATTAAAGTAGGCAAGATGCAAGTTAGAAAAAGAAAAAACGAATCTACCGAAAACCTCATTAAAAGATTCATAAGAAAATCAAAGAAAATTGGAATTGTTGAAGAATATCTCGAAAGAAGATATTTTAAAAAGCCTTCCGAAATTCGTAGAGAAAAAGAAGCTCAACGCCAAATAGAAATTGAAAAACAAAAGCGTAAAGAAAAAAAAGAAAGAGATGATTAGAAAACTAATTATAGAAAGAGGAATTTAAATTATGACATACAATAAAGCCGGTTTAGGGTCTGTTGGCTCTTATCAAGTTTCAGGAAAACCATTTCTTAGTGGAGGCGTTGATGTGTCAATTTACACGAGTGGTCCATTGGAAGTCTCCTTTCCATCGATCACAAGATGGATCACTGTAACAAATCACGATACAACAACTGATGGAGATGTAAAGGTCGCCTTTTCTGCAAACGGATTCGACACAAATAACTATTTTACCGTGAGCCAAGACAAGGGTGATTATACAAATACCATGACACAAAGACTTGAACTAAAAGTTACTAGAATGTATCTCACAGGAGCTTGTACAAATTGTGATATTATTGCGGGACTAACAGGAATTAGCACAACTGAAATTACAAATAACTGGTCCGGATCGTCTGGTGTCGGCTAAAACATTTAATAGTTCTTGCGCAGTTCTCCCACTATTATAGCATTTTACCATTCTTACACACTATTTATTTGAGACAACTATTACTATTAGGAGATTTAAATGTCATCATCAATGTTAGAACAAGCCGTAATCGATGCGCAAGCCCTTAAGGAAGCTGCTATCAAAAACGCAGAACAAGAAGTGTTAGAGAAATATTCAGGAGAAATCAAAGAAGCTGTTAATGCTTTGTTAGAGCAGGATATGGACCCTTTGGCGGACCCTTTGGCGGACCCTTTGGCGGACCCCATGGCAGAACCCGAAACAGCTGGAACCGACAATCTTTTAGGTATGTCACCTGCGGAAGAGGGCGGTGAGCAAGATTCGATTGTTGGCGATATCCCTTTCAAAGCCACAGAACAAGAAACTGGTGGAGCACCAGATGATACTATTATTCTTGACCTAGATGCACTAATGGAAGCAGTTAGTGCTGCCACAGACTCCAATGAAACTGAAGAAGCAGTCTATGAAGTGAGTGTAGCTGATTTTGAAAATCTTTTACAAGAAGATACTGATGGCGAGGAAATGGTGGAGGAAACAAAGGGTGGTGTCAAAGGACAACCGTCACTTGCAAAAACCACCGAAGAAGATGAAGATAACCCTATTGATTATGAAAAAAAGGGAAAAGTGGGTGGAAAAGTTTTTGAGGAAGAAATTGAAATTGATGAGGCAGTCTTCCAAGAAGCCATCGCAGAAATTCTAGAGGTAGACTTAGAAGTTGTACCTCGTGGAATGATGGGGACGACTCACCCCACAACCATTGAGCAAACAGATGCAATTAACATCGCAGCTGCCGCCGAAGAAGATACAGTTAAAGAAGAAGAAAATGAAGCTTTTAATAATGCTGTAAAAAAGATCGCAAATTTAGAAGAGCAAGTAAAATCTCTCAAGTCTGATAAGAATAGGCTTGCAAAAGTTCATAATGAACTTAAGAGTGTTGCCCGTCAAGTCAGTGATAAGCTGACTGAATTAAACACAGCCAATGCTAAATTGGTATATCAGAATCGTATTCTGGAATCCTCCTCCTTGAATGAGCGACAAAAAGAAAAACTTGTCGAAGCGATTTCAAACGCGAAATCAAACAAAGAAGCTAAGGTTATTTATGAAACCTTGCAAGAATCACTGACTTCAAAAGAGCAATCAGCTCCCCAGAATTTGAGTGAGGCTGTAAGTAAAAATAATCGGCTTATTTTACAATCAAACAAAGATAAAGAGCAAGTTTCTAAATCTGCTTCCGAGCGCATGAAAAGACTTGCTGGAATAATTTAAGGAGAATTAATACAATGAGTATTATTGAAAAACTAACTGAGGGCATCATGAAACGTGATGTCCAAAAAGAAGGACAGGCTCTTCTCAATAAGTGGGATAAGACTGGTCTTTTGGAAGGGTTGGGCACCGATCATAGCCGAAATGCTATGGCAGCTCTACTCGAAAATCAAGCCAAGGAACTTCTTCGTGAAGCTTCGTCAATGGCAGCAGGAGACGTAGAAGGATTTGCAGCAGTTGCATTTCCTATTGTACGTCGAGTGTTTGGTGGTCTAATTGCAAACGAGCTAGTGTCAGTTCAGCCTATGAGCTTGCCATCTGGTCTTATTTTCTTTCTAGACTTTACTTACGGAACAACAAAGGGTGCTTATACTTCGGGTGACTCAATTTATGGCGGCGGAAAGATTGGCAACCAAATTACTGGTGGTGTTAGTCTTACTGGCGACAATGCTGAAAAGAGTTTTTACGCCTTGAATAACGGTTACTCTTCCCCAACAGGTAGTGCAACTATTGCCACAACCATGTTATTGTCTGGTACTGTTGGTGGTGTAGGCACCGGTCTTGATGGTGGAGATTCACAAGGACAACTTTCGAAAGCTGTTAATTATGATCCGGATCTCTCCGGAACAATTGTTGCTGTTGCAGAGGTTAACTTGACTCCACTGAGTGCCGCACAGTTTAATATGAAAGATTTTGTCACTATTCGTCTGACCGATCTGGATCACGGAACTACCGTCCGTCGCCTCACGCGACTTTCAGGTACTGTTGCTGATAACAAGATCATTGTTGTGGCGCAAAATACTGGATCGAGCACAGCAGCTCAAATGGCGACCGCACTCAATGGTGCCGTAGCTGCTGACTTCGTTATCGATGACGATTTTACCAATGGTTCACTTGGTGGCGTAGTTGGTACACAGGTCTGGGGTCTTGAAAACAACGTTGCTATTCCTGAGATTGATATCAAGGTTGACAGTGTTTCAATTACTGCTATCACTAAAAAGTTGAAAGCAAGATGGACACCAGAATTGCAACAGGATATTAATGCATATCACAATATGGATGCAGAGGTTGAGCTTACTGGAATTCTTAGTGAAACAATCGCGCTAGAAATTGATCAAGAAATCTTAGAAGATTTGGTCAAGGGTGCCTCCGCTGGTACTCTTTATTGGTCGCGACTACCTGGTAAATTTGTAGGAGCTACTGGGGCAAGCGTTAATCAGTCTCTCTTCCCTGATTTCACCGGAACAGTTTCGGAGTGGTATGAAACACTTCTAGAAACTGTTAACGATGTGTCTGCACAAATTCACCGTAAAACTTTGCGTGGTGGAGCAAACTTCTTGGTCACAAGCCCAGAGGTTGCAAACATCCTAGAGTTTACAAGTGGTTTCCGTGCTGATACAACCGCCGATGAAAATCGCGGAACAGCGGGCGCAGTTAAGGTTGGCTCACTGAGCAAGAAATGGGACATCTACGTTGATCCGTATTTCCCACGAAATGTAATTCTTGTTGGTCGCAAAGGTAATAGCTTCCTCGAAAGTGGATATGTCTATGCACCTTATGTGCCCCTACAAGTCACTCCGACCATTTTTGGACCAGATGACTTCACACCTCGCAAGGGTGTGATGACTCGATATGGTAAAAAGATGGTTAGACCTGACATGTACGGTCTTGTGATTGTTGAAGATTTAGTATAAATCATCAATACATAACTTAAACCTTTTAGAATGCCTCACCTTTCTTTATGGAAGGTGGGGTTTTCTTTTTTTCATTTAAGAACCTTTTTGACTATTTAACATACAGGAGAGTAAATAAATGCCAGCACCACCCACTCTATCACCAGTTCAAAAAACAAGCCCCTATGTTTTGCCAGCAACAGGAACTTATTCGAATGTCACCTCCACGGCACTTCCCTATGGAATTTATTTAGGATCAACAGATTTTATTTCAGGTGCGGTGGATCAGGTAGCTCTTACATACAAGATGCTTGGTGGTGATGTTCTGGATATTGAATTAACAGAACAAAATGTTTATACATCTTACGAAGCGGCTATATTAGAGTATTCTTATATCGTAAACAATCATCAAGCAAAAAACGTGCTATCTAGTTTCCTGGGTGCAACTACTGGTACGTTCGACCATGATGGACAATTAAAGTCAGGAGAGCTGTCTTCAAGCTTGGGAGGAACTCAAGCATCTTTAAAATACCCCAAATTTACTTTTGCAGCAAGCAAACACATTTCTAATGGTCTTGCTGAAGGTGCTGCCCTCGGAGATACCCGCATTTATTCAGCATCTTTCTCCATGGAAGATAATAAGCAAGATTATGATTTACAAAAAGTTGTTCAAGATGCGTCGGTATCTTCTTCAGCGGACTCCGATATATCTTTCACGGGTAGTATCAATAATAAAAGAATCGAAATCCGTCGTGTCTACTATAAGTCTCCCGGAGCAATGTGGAGGTTTTATGGCTATTATGGTGGATTAAATGTTGTGGGCAATCTTTTCACTTATGGGCAATATTCAGATGAATCTACGTTTGAAGTTGTTCCGGCGTGGCAGAATAAGCTTCAATCAATGGCGTTTGAAACCAATCTTTATACAAGAGCTTCCCACTACTCTTATGAGATTCGAGATAACAGGATTAGAATTTACCCACCACCCAGCACACCAGGAGCTGGTTCTCCAACGAAAATGTGGTTTGAGTTTACTGTACCAACCGACCCGTGGACCGAAGAAGCAACCCGAAAGTCTGGTGTAGATGGTATTAACAACCTAAACACGCTGCCTTTTGCAAATATCCCTTATGAAAATATTAACAGTATGGGTAAGCAGTGGATTAGGAAATATGCTTTGGCTGTTTCAAAAGAAATGTTGGCTCAAGTTCGTGGGAAGTTTGGCTCTATTCCTATTCCTGGGAATTCGGTGACATTAAATTCCTCAGAACTTGCATCACAGGCTAAGGAAGAACAAAATTTTCTAAAAGACGAATTAAAAGTTCTATTGGATGAACTTACTTATCAAGCCATGGTTGAAAAAGATGCAACAATGGCAGAATCGGCTAAAACAACGCAAATTAATATTCCTATGGGAATTTATTTAGGATAGAATCATGGCGGATAATAAATGGAACAGACCAGATCATCCACCCCCACCACTTTTTTTCAACAAGAAAGAAAGGGACTTGGTAAAACAGGTAAATGATGAACTTATCGAGCGTGTTATTGGTCAAACCATTCTCTATTATCCCATAAGTGTGGAGCATAGTGATTTTCACCCCCTTTATGGTGAATCAATTACAAAAAACTTTTTACCACCCATAAAAGTAAATGTATTGATTGATTGGACCGGGACCGAAACAACAACAACCAATTTCGGGGTTGATCGATTATACTCCTTAACTTGCCACTTTCATGAAAGGAGATTGCAAGAAGATCAAGACTTGTATGTTCGTGAGGGTGATTTTATCCTATACGGAGGAGATTATTACGAGATTGTAACAACATCAGAAACGACAAGTCTGTTCGGTCAAGTAGAGAATCAGTTAGAAATCTCAGCTAAATGTAATAGAGCGCGACAGGGAGTATTCGACGGTAAGTAATTATGAAAGATATCAGCAATGTTAGTGGCACAATTGAAAAGATTATGCCTTTTAAGCCTTCGACTTTTGAAACCATTGATTACGCTGTGGTTAGCTGGGTTGAAGATCAAATGAATGTCTTTTGTACAACTAACAAAGGGTTTAAGAAAGTTCCAACTGTGTGGGTCGCTGGTGAGCGTTCTTGGCAGGTCAAAAATGATAAAAACTTAAGAGATTCTGATGGTGCTTTGATATTTCCAATGATAACCGTGCAGAGAGATAGTATCAACAAAAACCCCCAAAAAAAGGGTGTTTTTTATGGTAATGTCCCACCAGTCCCCGACAACAAAGGTGGCTCAGTAACAATTGCGAGAAGGGTCAACCAAGAAAAGACCTCAAATTTTTTAAACGCAGACGCATATAGGAAAGCAAGCAAGATCGCAGGTAATGCGGGTGCAACTGGTGGTCAACAAATTAATTTTCCTAGCAAAAAAAAGAACAAAAAAATCGTTTATGAAACGATTACGGTTCCGATGCCAGTATATGTTGAAATTAAGTATGTTATAACCGCTAGAACGGAATATCAACAACAAATGAATGAAATCTTGCAACCTTATATTGTGAACACGGGCGGTATAAACTATAAAGTCCTTATTGGTCATGACGGTCATCGATATGAAGCGTTTATGGATCAAAATTTTAATGTCACAAACAATCTTAATCAATTGGGGGAAGAACCAAGAATATATGAGACTCAAATAACAGTAAACGTACTTGGTTATTTGGTTGGAGCTACTGCAAACGCTAAACAACCCAATATTGTTATTAGAGAAAACGCAGTCCAGGTTAGTATACCACGCGAAAGAACTATATTTGGTGATGAGCCTGACTGGAAAAACGGAAAATATGAGCCTTAGAGTTTCATTTGGCTTTTGCGGCAATAACCTACTATTTATTAGAGAAATTAAGTATTTTATACCTAACAAGGAGATTCACATAGATGGCTAAAACTGGCGTTGATAAATTTAGATTTATTTCACCTGGAATTCAGATTGCAGAAATTGACAATTCCCAACTACCCCAATCACCGGAACCAGTAGGACCGGTAATTGTAGGGACAACATTACGAGGGCCTGCATTGCGCCCCACAAAAGTCGATTCATTTTCGGAATTTGTAGAAATTTTTGGTATGCCTCAAGCGGGCAACAAAACAGGAGATATTTGGAGGGATGGTGTATTTGGATTATCCCCCACATATGGCGCTTATGCTGCTCAAGCGTGGCTTAGAAATAATAACCCAGTTACATTTGTTAGACTCCTTGGTAAAGCAAATACAGACGCAACAACCGGCGGTGTCGCAGGTTGGAAAATTGGCGGTTCACACGATGGAGCCTACGCAAATGGTGGTGCATTTGGATTGTGGTTGATTAATTCAGCTAGTTCGCCCGCGACCACGCCTGCAACCGGTACACTCGCAGCAACTTTTTATTGTGATACTGGACGAATTGATCTTTCTGGAACCATGGGTGGAACTACAACAACTGCTTCCGCAGGGCATCTAATTCAAAGTCGAGGAACAGGAATAGAGTTTCTGGCACAGGTTAGGAGTGGTTCTGCTGGTGGAGTTGCTGAAACTATCAGTTTCAACTTCAATGAAAATTCTAAAAAATATATTAGGAAAGTTTTTAATACCAACCCTACGCTCATCGACCCCAACAATCGACAATATGCCACAGCCAATCGTAAAAGTTACGTGCTTGGGGAAACATATGACAGAGCCGTTGATGAATTCATAACAAATACGGGCGGGAGTGACAGCCGAGTCTTCGGTGTAATCTTACCTCTAGCCAACAGTGTCACTGATACTAATGTTAATCAATCTAGTTTAATTAAAGCATCGACGGGTTGGGTTATTTCTCAAGATTTAGGAAACTATAGTACATTTGGACCCCTTAATAACAATATCAACAAGTTATTTAGGTTTAGGAGTCTTGAGGGCGGTTCATGGAATCAAAAAAATCTTAAGATTTCTATTCGAGATCTTAATGCCGCAGCCAATGAATTTTCACCATTTGGCAGCTTCACAGTAGAAATTCGATCCTCAAAAGATAGTGATAATGACCCAACTGTTCTAGAGAGTTTTACCAATTGTAATCTTAATCCAAATTCTGCTAACTATGTCGCCCGAAAGATTGGTGATTCGTATGTAGAGTGGAGTGATACGGATAGGCGATATCGGGAATATGGCAATTTTGCAAATAAATCAAAATATGTTTATATTGTAATGCACTCAGATGTAGATGCAGGCGCAATTCCTGAAGAAACATTACCTTTTGGTTATTATGGTCCACTACGTTTCCGTGGATTTGGAGTTACCGCATCGGCGGATACACTTACACACACCTTGACTCCAAACAATGCGGGAATTACTGCGGGCGCTAACACAAACGCAGTCTTGGAGCAATATGGGGGTGGAAGTGGACATGGGATTGTACAGTTCCTCGGTAATTTCCAAGGTGCATTTTTGTACCCGAAGACATACCTACGACACACTACAGAAAATGGCAACTTGTCATCACCAACTGATGCTTATTTTGGTCTTGATACCACTATTTCTGGAAGTTCGACACGCTTTGAACCTTCTTATGTGGATGTGGTCGGAGGTTTGCCAGATGACTTAAGGGTTGCAGACCCAGGCGCAGCAACCCCATCAAACACAACTTCCGGTCCTACAGAGTATGAGTATGTGTTTACACTGGATGATGTGACACGTCATTCTACTATTACTTCTGGAATTACAGCAACAACAGCATCTGCCACTGCCTATTGGGTTTCTGGTTCTCGCCGTGCGGGAGTTTCTTTAACCTCTACCGGTTCTTCACCCACATACAAGGGTGTTCTGGATGCAGATTTTACTAAGTTTACGATGCCATTATTTGGTGGGTTTGACGGCGTAGATATTGAAGAAAGAGATCCTTTCAATGATTGGAGTCTTGGCGGAAATAACTCAACAACATTTACTGAAACTACAAGTTATGCTTTTAACTCGGTAAAAATGGCAATTGATTCTTGCGCAGACCCAGAAGTTGTAGAGTGCAATATGATGACAGCACCGGGAATTACTACAAGCGGAATTACAAATCATATTCTAAATGTAAGTGAGAATCGAGGCGATTCCTTAGCAGTAATTGATATTGCTGGAAACTATACGCCACGCGAGGATCGGTCAGCTTATTACTCTAGCGATTCTAATAGTGCCATTCGCGGCTCTGTTTCAACCGCTGTGTCAACGTTAGATGACAGAGTTATTAATAACAGTTACGGAGTAACATACTTCCCATGGTTGCGATATGTTGATGAGAATAGTGGGCTTGATTTTTGGGGTCCACCATCGATTGCAGCGGTTGGCACGTATTCAAGTGCGCAAACAGATTCAGAATTGTGGTTCGCTCCCGCTGGTTTTACAAGAGGTGGCTTAACCGAAGGGTCTGCCGGTCTTCCTGTAATTGGTGTGAAACAACGCTTAACTTCTAAGGATAGAGATGATTTATACGAGGCAAACATTAATCCTATAGCATCTTTCCCAGCAGAAGGAATCGTTATTTTTGGACAAAAGACGCTTCAAAAGACGCCATCTGCTCTAGACCGAGTGAATGTACGCCGATTGATGATTTATCTAAAGAAAGAGATTTCACGTATGGCAGCTCGATTGCTTTTCGACCAGAATGTTGAAGTAACGTGGCATCGGTTTACAAGTCAAGTTATTCCATTCTTAGACAGTGTAAAAACTCGTTTAGGACTAGAAGACTTCAAAGTGAAACTAGATAAAACAACTACAACACCTGACTTAATTGATAGGAATATTATGTATGCAAAGATTTATCTTAAGCCTGCTAAATCCATTGAGTTTATTGCAATTGACTTTGTAATTACAAACTCTGGGGCGGCTTTTGAGGATTAAATTGATAAGTAGCAACTACTTATTTTTAGGAGAGGATAATAAATGGCATTTTGGAATGACGCACAATTAGAACCTAAGCGTTCATATAGGTTTCTACTACTAATTACTGGTTTTCAACCATATCTTATAAAGTCGGTTAAAAAACCTTCGTTTACTATAGGGGAGACACCGCATCAATATCTTAATCACACCTTTTATTATCCTGGTCGCGTCACATGGAATGAGATTGATTTTACAATTGTTGATACAGTAGGTGATGCAGACAATGGAACCCGCCAAATTATGGGGCTTCTTGAAAATTCAGGATATAAACTTCCTTCTGCAACAAGCTATGATACTATCTCAAAAAAGAAGGCAACGGAAGCTATGCGGCAAATTGAAATTCAAACAATTGATGCTGATGGTAATGTAAAAGAAAAGTGGTTTATCAAAAATGCCTGGATCAAGAGTGCGACTTTTGGAGACTTATCATATGAAAACGAAACAATGCTAAACATTGCAGTCAGTTTGAGGTATGATAATGCTGGTGTTGAATTTATGGAACCAGTTGGCAAGCTGCCATCTAATTTATCCGTCTAATTTTACACACAAGGAAAATAAAATTTTAAAACTTTTTAAAAACAGAGGTAAACATGCCACGAAATAATGAATCTCGACTAGGGGTTCAATCAGAAGGCGATACGCCGCCAATCGAAAATTCAAATTCACTTTTAAATTTTGTAATACCCACTGAATTTGTAGAACTGCCTACAAAGGGCAAATTTTATCCACCTCACCACCCTCTACATAATGTAGAAGAAGTTGAGATGAGATATATGAGTGCAAAAGAAACCGACATTCTCACATCAAAAGCTCTCTTGAAAAAAGGGATCGCCATTGATAGAATGCTTGAGAGCCTTTTACTTGATAAGAGTATCAAAGCTGATGAAATGTTCACAGGAGATAAAAATGCTCTGGTAGTCGCTGCCCGAATTAGCGGATTTGGAGCAAACTATGAAGCACAGATTTCTTGTGATAATTGCGGACATTCAGCGGAACATGATTTTGAACTTAATGAAATCGTGTCCAAACAAACAGCAGATGATATACGTTTCTCTGAACGGGGTACTTTTTTCATCAAACTCCCCAAGACTGGAGTTGAGGCAGAGTGTTGTTTGTTAACCGGAAAAGATGAGTCTTATCTTTTAGCCCAGTCCGAAAAAAGACGAAAATTAAAATTACCAGACACAACAATGACAGATCAATATAAGATGATTATTGTTTCTCTCAATGGTGTAGTCGAAAGGAGTAAAGTCGAGGAATTTGTGGATGTAATGCCTGCCATGGATGCTACTCATCTTCGTAAAGAATATGATAGAGCAAGACCAGATGTAGACATGACGTTTCAATTCGAATGCAGCAATTGCGGTGCCGAAAATGAAACTGATATCCCTTTCTCGGCTAACTTTTTTTGGCCTAAGTGATTCGTATAGCGAGTACGTCTACGAACAGCTTTTTTATTTAAAGCATTACGGTGGATGGAGCTTTATCGAATCTTACAGTTTGCCCGTCCAACTACGAGAGTGGTGGGTCAAGCGCATAGGTAAAGAATTCCAAAGAGAAAAAGAAGATTTGGAAAAGTCGCAAAATAAAAATGCCTCTCTTCCTTATCGCGCACCCTGATTAAAACCTCTGTAATGGAGGTTTTTTATTTTAATCATTGGACTATTTAATATATGGAGATTTTATTGTGAAAGATATAAACAATTTTTCAAATACTGTAAAGAATATCTTGCAAGCTACCATGGGACTCGCTTCGCAGCCGATTTCTATTAAGGGAAGTCAAAAATATGTAAACACTTTTGTGGAGACACTATTGCAGGAAAAAAGATTTCTTGAAAAATATTTAGAGCATGGCAAAGAACATTCTTCAACCCAAACTGAACGAGCATTATTGGAAGAGAAGATTGAGAATTTTGAAAATTCAACAGGAATTGTCTGGCCTCTAGGAGATTAATAAAAAATGGCTAACGGTCCTGGTGGTGGTGGCAATCGAAGTCGATTAGGGGTTCTTGGTCGATCTGCGATTTATGCAGGTGCAACAGTTGGTGCTGAAAGCCTAGCCCCCGGAACTGGTGCAGCTGTCGCTGGTACTGCCGCTGCCGCCGAAGGGCTGACCAAAGTTATCCAGGCACTCCAGGGTGCAGTCGAGAAACTGACTGAGCCGTTTGAAGAATTTTCGGACGCCACATCCAAAGCAGCCCAAGCATTCGGAACCAAAGGTTGGTTTGAAAGTTTTGTAGATGCTGCCACCAAAGTGGACGACCTTCGAGCGAATTTACAACGTGCAACAGGACAAACAGAACAATATGCTAAGGCTGCAATAAGTTTGCAAGGCGCACTTAGTGGTCTTGGGTTGTCCACTGAAGAAGCTACCAAAACTTTTACAGCTTTACATGAGTCTTACTCTGATTTTTCAGATCTCTCTCCAAGGATCCAAAAAGCCCTCGCACAACAAACTGCTTCACTAACAAGATTAGGAATTTCTCAAGAAACAACTGCAAAAAACTATCAACTTATGGGCAAAGCTCTAAGAATGACAGATAAAGAAATGGAGAAGGCAACCGCGAGGATGACGAAATCTGCATTATCTTTGGGAATTGCCCCTCAAAAAATGGCAAGTGATTATACATCAATCATGCCACAATTAATGCATTGGGGTCGAAGTGCAGAAGATGTTTTTTATAAACTAGCTGCACAGTCAAAAGCCACTGGAGTTGAAATGGGTGAACTACTTGGTGTCGCATCTGGTTTTGACACCTTTGAATCAGCTGCTCAAAAAACTGCTAAACTAAATATGCTTTTGGGTGGACCCTATTTAAATTCTGTTAAGATGCTCGCGGCGGACGAAAATGAAAGAATTGAAATCTTGAGGGAAAACATTAAACTCACAGGGTTGTCGGTCGAACAATTCGGACGGTTCCGTGGTAGGGACATAATGAGAGAAATGGGCTTTAAAGATATGGCTACTTTCTATCAAGCCATGGGAGCACCCGATAGTGTAATCGAAAAATATAGAAAAAAACTAACACCCGCTGAGCTTGCTCAACAAAATTTAAATAAAGCGATAAACCAAGGAGCGAAACTTACCGAACGATGGTCGGCATTTTTCGAAAGAACCTCACGAATTATTGGAAACCAATTCTTACCTATCATGAAAGAGTTCGGTAAATTTATGATGTCCGGTGAAGGCGGCAAAGGCATCACCGACATGTTTAATTTCTTTGCTTTGCGCATAAAAGATGTGGTGAAATGGTGGGATCAACTAGATGCTCCAACTAAATCAACTATTACAAACTTTGCCAAATTTCAACTAAAATTGGTAGCTACATCATTTGCCGTATCGCAATTTTCGGGGATATTAAGTCCTGTGCTGGGGATGTTCACGAGCCCAGGCACAGGCTTGATCGCTGCATTGGTCTATGTCTCACAATATTGGGGTAGATGGGATGATCTTATAAAAGACACAACCACCCACCTTTATCGATTGGACAACACAATCAGTACCTGGTTAGGGACTATGAAGAAAAAAGAGGGTTGGCAGTGGTTATCTTATGTTGAAGACTTTTATAAATTTATGAAGGTTAAGATCCCTGACGCCATAAATACTGTGGCTACCTATTTTGGACCGACTGGTAGTTTCAGCAGTGACTTTGCTTATTTTTCTCAGCAAGTGAAAGATGGTTACGAGATTGTTTCATCTTATTTTACGACAATCCAAAAAGCAACTGCGGCACAAGGTGGGGGACTGAAAGGGATTATCGCGGTGTTAAAAAGCGAAGTTAAGAGCTTTATTCGAGAAACAGGAAAATTTTTACTTTCAGAGTTTGGAGACACTATCGCCTTTTTCGGCAAAGAGTTTGAAGCAACTACTACAATTGCGGGTGTCAATCTCGCCGGTACTGGGACAGCCAACCTGCAACGCTCCTTACAAATGTCAGGTGGTATACGAGAACGACTGCAATCAAAATCGGGTCGCGAGTTAGCAGCATTTGATTTAAAACAATTTGTCGAAGCCCAGCAAAAATATGATGATTCTAAAGGTTTCTTGGGGAATGGCAATCCATCACTTCTGGGTGGAGTCCAAGGAACTCGTGTGGGTCAAATTCTGCGAAAACATTTCGGAGAAGCCGCAGCCAAGCAGATATTTGAGAGTGACACCGACGATCTTATTGAGAACCTAAAGCAAACTCTCGGAACCAAACATAGTGGAGGATCTTTCACCCGAGCAATTGTGCGAAATGATGAAGGAATTGTAATGGTTCCACCAGGAATGAGTGCGATGGCAATCGCATCTTCTTTAATGAATGGTGGAAACCAAAACGCAGCTGCATCAGGACCAATTAATCTTTATGTGGATGGAGAAAAACTTGCAAGCTCACTTCCTCTGGTAAATGCCTTAAATAAAGAGTTAGGAACTAAATTGGGATAGTATTTATTCTATAGGGAGGAAGCATAAGATGCCAGTAATAGCAAATGTACGAAAAGGATTGAGTCAGGGAGGGAGATTTCTCGGACTTGGTGGAACGTTTGATGATCAGTCAGATGCTCTCAAGAATGCCGGTCAAGTCATCCTGTTTACTCACGTCCCCACGGGAACAACAGTCGAATTTAAAGCATTTTTAACACAATTTCAAGATCAGTTTTCCTCCAAATGGCAATCACAGGCGGGTTATGGCAGGATGGATAACATTCAGATGTTTCAACAAACAACGCGCCACCTTCAAGTTACTTTTAAAGTTGTGGCAGCATCACTAGAAGAAGCCAAGAGCAATATGGTTAAAATGTCAACATTTTCTCAAATGCTTTACCCCACGTTTGACGGATCGGGAGGAGCCCAGACAATGAAGGCTGCCCCGTTAATAAAGCTGAAGTTTATGAATTGGGCACAGAATGCAACCGATGGCACAGGGTTAATGGGTGCGACAAAAGGCTTTAGTTTTGCGCCGGTTCTGGAGCCTGGTGTCTTTACAACTAAAGACGCAGCAGGAATTCCTATTTTATTTCCAAAAGAGCTGGCAGTCAGTGTTCAGATGGATGTTATTCATGAACATGCGTTGGGTTGGAGAAAGGAAAAAACGAAACCTAAACGCAAAACCGCACCAACCTCACAAAAATTAACAACGGCAACCGCAGTTGAATGGTATCAGCCGCAGAGTCAACTCTTTCCTTATGGAGAGTTCGTGGGAACACAAAATTTTAGCAATGTTGCAAGCCAAGTTCCCAATCCCGATTATGAGGAAAAAGAGAAAAAACAAATAACGGCAACTCCCGACGTTAATGCCAGGGGTGGTGGTGCAAGAGGCACACCAGGCTCCCAAGCGCGATTGAAGATGAAGCCCGCTCCGGATCTTGTGACGGGTTATAATGAAGTTCAGTGGGCAGCAATGGAGGCAGAGACGGGGCTTACAAAAACAAGTGACGCTGATCGCACGGTGCGGCTTGAGGAGTCGATGCTCAACCAAGGCATCGGGACTTTTAAGCCCTCACCGACTCCGCGAGTAGATGGTCCGAAACGCCTAGGAGATCTCGGTTACAACCCATAGGAATGATTTATGACCTCAAGATATAGCACAACTCCGATTGGCACAAACTCGTCAGAACAATACGAGAATGAGTTCAAAGAAAGGAACGTAAAATTTATAAGACAGTATTTTACTCCGATTCTTCGACACCTCGATCCCTCTCAAATGGTTGATATAAGCGGAATCTCTCATACCTGGAAAGTCGGGGACAGATATTATAAACTTGCCCATCGCTATTATGGAGATTCTGAACTATGGTGGGTGATCGCGTGGTTCAATAAAGCTCCCACCGAGTCTCATTTAAGGTTAGGAGACGTTATTTTAATTCCAACACCGCTTGAAACATTTTTAGATCGAATCGGAGTCTAATATGGCGAGAAGAAAACCAAAGACTGTAACATTCACCGAACAAGAATTTATTTTAGACAACATTCACCTTTTTAAAAACACTGTAAAAAGAGGGGAGAAGTGGGTTCCGCCACCATACACGCGCTTCATTCAACTTAGTGGCGCTCCGGGAGCAGAAGTAAACCGATTAGTATTAGCTCCTTTCTCTAAAGGTCTTCGTTTTAATCAAATTACTCCTGCTCAACTCTCTTTGCTTGTTCCGAAGATAAAGATCTACAAAATGTTGAGAGATGGAACATCAGTACAATTCCCTCTTAACACCCTTCAAACTGTCGATTCAATTACAAACAGTATGGAGGGTCGCGGCACCGCAGTTTCCCTTAGAAGCCTTCAGATGCGCGATGAGGGCAAGCACACAGAATCACGGGCAAACCAATCTGGGGAATTGAAACTGTATTGTCAAAGTTTGGAAGCCTTCTTCATGACAAGACCAGGGGACATCCGGTTTTCAGATTTATTACATACCGAACATGGCGGACAAACCTATCCATCTCAAGAAGAAATGTTGGCTGCTGATATTGTACGGAGATACCCAATAAAAATTGAAATAGGTTGGCAAGTGCCAGATGATAGTAATAACACCCTCTTTAATTCCTCTGAATTAAAGATGATTAGATCATTAAAGCATGTAGTGTTTATGCAAAGTTATCAGTATGAGATCGATCTTCAGGAGTCTGGCGAGATAGAGATTTCTATTAATTTTACTGGCAATTTAGATGCTACTTCTCAACAGGGAGCAGAACTTGATCTCTTTTTTGCCACTGACAATTCCACTCAGTCACAAGTTGTAACAAGCGAAAAAGATCGCCTCTCTCGCCAGCTCAAAGAAAGTAGAAAATCTGCTAAAGATGGTCTAGTTTCTGAAGAAGCAGTGCAAAAAGAAAAAAAGAGAACCCAAGCGGGTATTCAACAGGCTTTAAGTGATTTGAGTTCTATCTCTGCCAAGGATGCTTGGGTGTCCTTATTCACCATTATGGAAAATTTAAATTTTAATGAAGCAAGTGATGATGAAGATCAGGGCGGTCGCATGTTTTATATAGATTTGCCTGAAGATGCTTTGGTGTCTTATGTTAATGCCAAGCAAGAGATGGCAAAAAAGACCAAAGATAAACAAACCCGGTTCGGCTTATCTGTCACCGCTAACGAATTGAGAAAAATGGTGGTGAAGTCTATATATAAAAGTGTCAAAAAACCCAAACAATCAAACCAACCCATTGAGGAAGCACGAGAGATTATTAAGAAAGCAGGCAATGATAAAAAGTCAAGGGACAAAATGCAAGCAGAGTGGGGAAAAGCGTTTCAAAGTTCTCTGTCTAAAGAATCGGGACAAGGCGAGCGCAGAATTAACTTTTTCTTTTTGGGCGATTTGATTGAAGCAGCCCTTACAATAATTCATGATAGACCAGAAATCGGAGAAGGTTGCCCGCCAAGTCTATCTGTAAGACGAATGCAGCAAGCTCAAAAAATGTGGGACAAAGTACGAGTCATCCTTGGAACCATAGAGATCAAAAATCCGTTAACCCAGGAAAGACACACAATGTCTTTGGCTGATTTACCAATTTCATTTAGCACATTTCAAATGTTCTGGGACAAAGTTGTGTGGGGTCCAAACAAGTTAAATTATTCTCTCACAAGCTTTTTAACTCACATAGGTACTGAATTAGTTCCATTGGCTTTTAAGAATTGTGTATTTGGGGGAAAGCCACTGGGGACAAGTGATCGGGCGACCATGTACAAATTCCGAATGCCAGCGTCGGACATACTGGATGAGATCTGGAAAAAAGGAGTGACAAAAAATATTTCTCTAGAGGAGTTGACAGAAGCCAGATGGGAAAGATCCTCTGATGAAGACGGTTCCACAACAGAATATAAGGAATATATGTTATTGCAGGGAGATACGTCCGCACCACCGCTACCAACTAGAGCTAGTGATATAGCAACACGCCTTGCATACAATAGTGAGCATTCAGTTCCGACATTTTATATTGGAAATAACAAGGGGTTGTTGAAAAGTGTTCGTTTTGTAAGACATGGACTTCCCCCTTCTTTAATCGCCGAAAATATAGTAAATAACGCAGATAATAGTGGAGGAAATCTAGCTATGGCTGGACTCTATTCTTGTCGTGTAGAAATGTTTGGAAACCCTCTCATTTTAAATGGGATGAATATTTATATAAACCCTCGCTCTCTTGGTTTGCCGGATAGCATAACCACGGATATAGCAGGGGGTATTAATAAATATGAATGGGCATCTAATGTTGGTTTGGGTGGGTATTATCAAGTCCTACAAGTTACACACACGCTAGATTCAAGAGGTTACATGACTACTTTTGACGCTCTACCCCAAAATGCTCTCCTGGGTCTTGAAAAGTGGAGCAATACTCAAATCAAAAAAGCGAATAATGCTGCCAAGAAATCAATAAGTTGATAAATGTCCTATTTAATAATATAAACAAATGGCATCCATGTACGGAAATAATGATCTAAGTGCGGCAGAACTGTTTCGCCAAAGACTTTCATATAAAGAGTATGGATACTCAGCGCCAGTCACACCTTTTGATCTGTGGTATAATAAACCACTCTATGGCAGAGTTGGTGTTGATGGCTCTGTTGTTTATCCTCGTGAAAACTATTTAACACGCCTTGAGTCAAATACCGCAAAGAACATTTTTGTTTTAAATTTTGTTGCTGATGCTTTTTCTGATTTTCGTAAAAACTATATTTTTATGCAACCTTATGATGTAGTGGGAACAGTATTTGAATCCTTGGTTCCAGTTAAGGGATATTATAATCCAATATTGCGATGGAAAAGTTATGCTGGAAATATTTATGACACATTTGTTGGCGAATATTTAGAGGTTGCCAATCGTAAAAATAAAATCATATCTTTTGGCGACTACTTGACCGCTTTCGATAAATATATGGAAGAATTTGGTTCAATAACTCCAATAACTTTAACAAATTATTTGACATCCACCCTGATTTCACCCCTGATTTCTGGAATAATGATAGAACTCTCTAGTGCGAATCATGCAGATGATATGACCAAAGAACTTTTTTACATGGAGCAAAATTGTTTTGACTGCTATACTTCTGTTGCGCAAAAATTTGGATTTAAGATCGATAAGAATGCGCCTTGGCGTTTAATTGCAGATCTAAACTCACCTGCGATGCAAGGCTATATGGAAAAGTCTGGAGTGTCATTCTTGAACCTTTATGATATTTCCTACACCAAAACTCACGAAACTGATATGTCTCACATAAAAGAATTTCTTTATGAATCATATCGGACCTATGTGGAATCAAATCCTGATATCTTTATTTATGAATACTATGGCAAATGCCACAGAACATTAACAAAGACAATACCAAGAGAGATTTTGTTTGAAGACAAGTTTCTCGATCAATATCCCGATTCTTTTTGGGTGGGATATTATGTTAAAATGTTAGCAAATGAACAGCCCGGAGTTCTGACTTCGAAAGAGATGAACGATCTAATCTTCCAATCAGTATCATTGGCAAAAAATGAAGAATTAAACCAAGCAAGATCAATCATTTATAATACCTTCAATAAATTCACATTGACATGATCCATCAAATATGATAGGATCTAAAACATGTTATTTCAAATAATAGATAACAAACAAATTTGTTCGAGTATATATTCAAACAAACAAATTATTAACGATCCTGATTTTGACTCCCTAACACAAACATGGTCATACAATTCTTCTTTAAAAGATTATGATATTGATTACGCATCTTTATATGTTAACGGAAAATCATTGGATCAAAGTTGTCCTGACATTTTAAAAGATAAATGGGAGAAAGTCAAACAAAAACATTTAGCATTTCTTAAAAGCTTTGAAACTGGAAAAGTTAATTATAATGATTATTGCTTCTATGATCTTGTTCCTGAATCTTTTGTTATGGAATTCTTTGAAGTAAAGTCTCAGATCACAGAACATATTCTCAAGACAAATGAAAAACCAGGGAACTATGATTTCATGGTTGAGCTGTCGGAATTGGTTGATGGCATCTCAAAGAATAAATTAATATTAAATACATCAGGATTAGATGAATCTCTGCATCAATTGCGCACAAGAAAGTTTAAAGAAAAACTTCAGAGGACAAGCCCGTATGTTCAGTACAATGTCTTTGGAACAATCACAGGAAGGTTAACTACAAAGAAGGATTCATTCCCAATCCTTACAATGGACAAGAATTATAGAAAGATAATCCAGCCAAAGAATGATTGGTTTATTGAATTGGATTTTAACGCAGCAGAATTAAGATGCCTCTTGGCATTGAACGGAGTTGATCAGCCAGAGATGGATATCCATGAATGGAATGGAAAAATCTTAAACAAATTGTCTGATCATGTAATGGACAGAGATGAAATTAAACGCAAGATCTTTAGTTGGCTTTATGGTCCGCCGAATGTTTCTCTTGGTATCCCTGAAATTGAGAGGTATTATAGTAAGAAAGGGGTTAAACGTAAATACTGGACGGGAACAGAGATAGTAAACCCTTTCGGTCGCAGGATAAAAGCTGATGAATTCCATTCTCTAAATGCGATCATCCAAAGCACAACTTCCGACACGTTTTTAAGGCGAGCAATCGCAGTAAATAAAATGTTAAAGAATAGAAAGTCCTTTACAATGGGGCTGATTCATGATAGTATGGTAATTGATTTTGATCGCAATGACAAAGATTTATTAGAAGATTTAATAAAAGAATTCGGCAATACCGACTTGGGTAAATTTAAAGTAAATGCCAGCTTGGGAACAAACTTTGGCAATATGAGGAAATTCCGATGAGCACCAAACACTATGACAAGCTTGTAAGGGATCGTATCCCTCAAATTATTAAAGAAAAAGGTAGAACCTGCAAATTCAGGATCGCAGACACCAAAGAATATCGTCAGAAATTAATGGAAAAACTTCAAGAAGAAACTTCCGAATTCATCGAAACACCCTGCGTAGAAGAACTCGCTGATATTCAGGAAGTAATAGATGCTTTGTTAACAGAGTATAATTGGACAGGCTTGAAAGCCACCACTCAATTCAAAAAAATCACTCGCGGATCGTTTCACGACAAAATCATTCTTGAGGAAGTATCAGAATAATGGATACTATCATCGGTCTTGGCAACGCTGGGTGTAACATCGCAGACGAGTTTGCCAAATATCCTCAATATTCTATCAAAAAAATCGATGTTGGCTTGGAGAAGACCAAGACCACACTTCCCTTAAAAGAGCCTGAAAAGATTGAAGATTATGAAGAAAAACTGCCCACACTTCAGCATTTTTTCCGAGGTGTCCGTGGTGATATTTTGTTTGTCGTGGGTGGGGGTGGAAAAATTTCCTCAGCATCGCTAGGGGTTTTGCGTTATTTAAAAAATAAGTGCAATATTAATGTTTTGTATATCAGACCGGAACTATCATTACTTAATGAAACCCAAGCGAAGTTAGAGAAATTAGTTTTTAATGTATTTCAGGAATATGCGCGTTCTGGTGTTTTTGAAAGATTATATTTGACCTCCAATGAGGAGATTGAATCAATTCTTGGCGGGGTTTCCATCAAAGATTATTATAGTAAGATTAATCAAATGATTGTTTCGACTCTCCATATGATTAATGTTTATAATAACAATAAATCATTAACCAATACCTTCAGCACTTTACCAGTTGGGGCAAGAATTACTACCATCGGCATGAGCGATTTGGAAAAAAATGAAGATAAGATGTTTTTTTCTCTTGACAGCGTGTCCGATATCGTGTATTATTACACACACAATAAGACGAAGATTGAAACGGATCCCGAATTAATGAGTAAGATACGAAAAGCAATAGCTTCTCAAAAAGAAGACGGTTACAGAGTTACTTACGGAATTTATGAAACGGATTACGATCAAGATTACATTTATTGTTTAAACCATACTTCTATAATACAGAAGTAATAATTGGGGGGTTGGGAGATTTGCTAACCTCACCTTAAAATAAGGAGATAAAAAAAGATATGGCATTAGATATGGCAAAAATGAAGGCTAAACTCCAAGAGTCCGAATCTGGAGGGAAGTCTAAATCAGATAACGTTTTCTGGCGACCTCAAGAGGGCGATCAAGAAATTCGTTTAGTTCCAACAGACGATGGAGATCCGTTTAAGGTTTTCCATTTTCATTATAATCTAGGTGATGGAGCCCGTGGCGGCGTCCTTTGCCCAAAACGACAATTCGGAGACAACTGTCCAATTTGCGACTTTGCTTCTAAATTGTGGCAAGAAGGCACAGACGACAGCAAGAAAATGGCGAAATCATTGTTTGTCCGCCAACGCTTTTTCTCTCCAGTAATTGTACGTGGTGAAGAAGATTCAGGTGTACGAATTTGGGGTTATGGCAAGACCATTTATGAAACACTTTTGGGTCTTGTTCTTAATCCTGATTATGGTGATATCACTGACGTAGATACAGGTGTGGATTTCACATTGACTTACACACTTCCAAAATCAAAAGGTGCATTTCCGCAAACGAACTTGGTTCCGAAGCGTAAATCATCTGCTCTTGCGAAGACAAAAGGTGGCATTAAAGAAGTGCTTGAATCAATTCCTGAAATTGAAAACCTTTTTCAACGCAAGTCACCCGCCGATGTTAAAGCAATCTTGGAATCGTTCCTAAACCCGATTGATGGTCCAATGGTTGAAGATGCCGGTGTCAGCAGTGTTGACGAAGCCATTCGTGAACTATCTGCGTAGTAACTAAAAACATTAAGGTTTTTGGGGGTTGCCGTTGTTTATTAAATAGCATCGGCAACCTCTTTTTCGTAGGAAGATTATGAGCAACGGAAAATTATCATCATCAGATATCTTAAAAATGATCAACAAAAAAGCTGGAAGAACGGTTGCCTTTGCAGGAGATCAGGAGAACCCAGCAGATATTAAAGATTGGATCCCAACTGGCTCACGCTGGCTTGACTCCATTATCTGTCGCGGACAACTGGCTGGCATTCCAGTCGGTCGCTGCACAGAAATTGCAGGTCTTGAAAGTTCTGGTAAATCTTATATGGCGGGTCAAGTCGCTCGGGAAGGTCAAAAGAAAGGTATTAAAGTATTATATTTTGACTCTGAAGCAACAATGACTAGCGAGTTTTTGGAAAAACTTGGTTGTGATATGGAAGGTGATAATCAAATCGTCATCATTCAGCCAGAAGATATCGAAATGGTTCTTGAAACTATGGAAATGTGTATGGCTAACGATCCAGATAATCGTTATTTATTTATTTTAGATTCTCTGGCTATGACACCATGCCGTGCAGACTTAGAAAAAGATTTCAACCCACAGTCATCAATGGCGCAGATGCCCCGCGTATTGTCCATTGGAATGAAGAAGTTAACAGTATCGTTGTCCAAGAGTCAATCTACATTCCTTGTTCTTAATCAATTAAAGACAAATATTAATGTTAGTAATCCCATGATGATGTTGTCACAACCTTGGTTCACTCCCGGTGGTAAAGCCATCATCTATGCGTACTCATTACGACTATGGTTGACTGGTTTAAAGGGTAAGAAAACTTTTATTGAAGATGAGAATGGTTATCGCATAGGTTCAGAGGTTAAAGCCAAGCTAGAGAAGTCAAAGTTCGGAACTCAAGGTCGTATCTGTAACTTTAAGATCTTGTGGGGTGGAGAAGAAGTGGGTATCATGAATGACGAATCTCTCTTGACAGCCATCAAACCATCTGATAGACTTAAAAATGCAGGAGCGTGGTTTACTTTGGAAGGTTATGAAAAGAAATTCCAAGCTGCCACATTTCCTAAACTTATGAAAAGTGATCCAAAGTTTTCAAAGATCGTTTATGATATTATGGACGAAGAAGTGATTCGCAAGTTTGAAAACAAAACGGGAAAAGCCGAAGACTTTTATGACCTAGAAGAACAAGCTCTAGAACAGGAGAAATAGATGAAAAGCGTTGTTTTGTTTGATATGGATGGCACCATTACGCCTGCTAGACAATCAATTGAAGATAAAATGACCGAGACACTATCTGATCTGCTTAAAGTTTGCGAAGTTGGCATTGTAACTGGCAGTGGGTTCGAATATGTGATACAGCAGTGTGGATCATTTTTTAATTCTGAACATGACTTTTCGAAGTTAACACTTTTGCCCTGTAATGGGACACAAAAATATGTACATAGAGATGGCGCTTGGGTCCAAGAGTCCACCCTTAATATGCGAGAGCATTTGGGAGAAGAATTTTTCCGCAAGTTAATGTTTATATTGTCGGAACGAATTTATATTACTCACTTGACTAATACGACTGCCAAGTTGCCAATGATGGGTCACTTTATTTCTTATCGAGAATCTTTAATTAATTGGTGCCCCATTGGTCGATTAGCTTCGGATGAAGATCGGAAGCGTTTTATTGAGATTGATCAAAAGCGTCAAATTCGTGAAGTAAATATAGGCGTCCTGGAAAGATCTTCGGTGGCTGGAAAGGTTTGCTTCGCGATGGGAGGAAATACGTCTATCGATATCTACCCCATAGGCTGGGACAAAACATATGCTCTTAATCATTATGATAATTATGATCATTGGTTCGTGGGCGATAGGTGTACGTTTCCAACAGGTAATGACAAGCCTCTTTACGATAAAATTAGAGAAACAAAACCAAACCAAGCGTTTGAAGTCAAGACAACATCAGACACTATAGAAATTATTAAAGATATTATAAACACACTCAACACCGAGGAGTAATAATGAGCAACAAAATTTTAATTGTTGATGCAATGAATACGTTCATTCGCAACTATGTAATGAACCCATCGATTGCAGCTGATGGTTCACCGATTGGTGGTACTAAAGGCTTTTTAATGTCCATGCAGAAAATGATACGTGACATGCAACCAGATAATGTTATCGTCGTCTGGGATGGTGGAGGCGGAAGCGCAAAAAGACGTACTATTGTTAAAGAATATAAAGAAGGTCGCAAGCCTCTCAAATTAAATCGAGCGTACAAAGGAATGTCGGCACTGGAAGAATCCCAAAACCGTTATGATCAGATGCGCAAGACCATTGAATACCTTAATCAAATGCCTGTTGCTCAGTTGATGGTAGAGGACATTGAAGCAGATGATGTAATTGCTTATATCTGTCAAATGCCTTCCTTAAAAGAAGACGTTAAGATTATTGTGTCCATGGACAAAGACTTTTATCAACTATGTGACGACAAAACAATGATTTATAGTCCAGTAAAAGATGAGTTCTTAAACAAGAAAAGGATCATAGAAAAATTTTCAATTCATCCTAACAATTTTTCCCTAGCCCGAGCAATCGATGGCGATAAGTCAGACAACTTGGATGGGATCAAGGGAGCCGGACTCAAAACAGTTGCCAATAAATTTTCTTTTTTGGCGGAAGAAAAATCCTACACCCTTGATGACTTGTTTAACCATTGCCGACGTGATGAATCGGGCTTAAAATTATATAAAAATATTTTATCAGAAAAAAATAAAGTGGAGCTGAATTATAAATTAATGCAACTTTATTCTCCCTATATTTCAACTCAAAGTTCTCAACATATCAAAACTACTGTGGAAAACTTTGAGCCTTCTTTTAACCGGACGGAGGTTCTTAAAATGATGTCCATCGATGGCATTCATGAATTCAATTGGAACTCCCTATTTCAGAAATTTAGATCGATTGTTGACGCTGCGCGAGACTAATTACAATGTTCCAAAACAAAGTGCTTGACAAGTCTTTGGGTTTGGGATATGATCTAAAACACATCAGACACGACGAGGTTATAATGTCCAATAATGATAAAGTTTCTTTCTCCAAATATGGCAAAACATTTCAAGAAAAACTCGCTTTTATTATCTTAGATGATCGTGTTTTCGCAGATCGCATGATGGAAGTTTTAAATATTGAATTTCTAGAATATAAGTATCTTCAAGCATTTACGGAAAAAATCTTTCAATATAAATCTAAATACGGATCCCAACCTTCACACGATACTATGAAGACTATTATTAAGTCTGGTATTGATGACCTCAACGAAGCCCTTCAGAAACAATTACGCGACTATTATGCGCGGGCATTAACTAACATTAACATTCTTGAGTCGTGTGAGTATATTAAAGATACAGCCCTGGATTTTTGTCGCAAACAGAAGCTACGTGAAGCGATGATGAAGTCCTCTACACTCCTCCAAAAGTGCTCTTTTGATGAGATTTCTGTACTCATTAATAACGCCTTGAAAGCAGGTGCCGATGCCGACTTTGGGTATGATTATATCAAAGATTTTGATAAAAGATTTGAATTCTCAGGACGAGAAACCATCACCACGGGCTGGCAACGCATGGACGAGATAACAGGTGGCGGCGCGGGTCGCAAAGAACTTGGTGTGGTCATCGCCCCAACCGGTGTCGGTAAGTCAATGGTTCTTGTTCATCTTGGAGCCACCGCAGTCAAAGCGGGTATGACTGTAGTTCATTACACGCTCGAACTGCGTGACACCGTTATTGCTAATCGTTACGATTCATGCATTACTGGTATTCCTTTGGATGAGTTAATGGATCGCAAGAGCGAGATCCGGGAAATGATTGACGATTGTGATGGAACGCTTATTGTTAAAGAATATCCTACAAAAACGGCAACCACAAACACAATCCGAGCACACCTCGAAAAATTAAAACAACAAGACATAACACCCGACATGATCATTGTGGATTACGCTGATTTATTGCGTCCTTTATCATCACGAGATGCTAAGCGTGAAGAATTGGAATCTATCTACGAAGAACTCCGTGCTATCATGATGGAGAATGATGTAGTTGGTTGGACAGCCTCACAAACAAATCGAACGGGATTGCAAGCAGAAATTATTACAATGCAGTCAATCTCAGAAGCATTTAACAAGTGCTTTGTTGCAGACCTTATCTTCTCGGTATCAAGAACAACAGAAGATAAACAAAAGAATGGCGGAAGAATTTATATTGCGAAAAACAGAAACGGTCAAGACGGTTTAGTCTTCTCTATCTTCATGGACACAGCAAATATTGATATTAAAGTGTTAGAACGGTATGATCCCGATCAAGCAACCGGTCCAAGCTTATCACAAGAAGAACAACAAAAATTTATGTTAAACAAATATAAGAAACTAATGAAGGGAGCGACTATGTAATGGAACTATCAAGTAAAATTCTATCTGATATTACTGTATTTATGAAATATGCCAAATACCGAGAGGATTTGGGAAGAAGGGAAACGTGGGAAGAATTAGTCACACGTAACAAGGAGATGCACATTAAGAAATTTCCTTTTATGAAAAGAGAAATTGAAGGTGCATACAAATTAGTTTATGATAAGAAAATATTACCGTCAATGCGCTCGCTACAATTCGGAGGGAAACCTATTGAGATTAGTCCAAACCGTGTTTATAATTGTGGCTTCCTGCCTGTTGATGACTACCGAGCTTTTAATGAAATATTATTCCTCCTTTTAGGAGGAACAGGTATAGGATTTTCTGTACAAAAGCATCATGTTGAGAAGTTACCAGAAATTAGACATCCACGGGCTGATCGAAAGCGGCGATTCCTTATAGGAGATTCCATTGAAGGATGGGCAGATGCAGTTAAAGTGCTGATGCGTTCATATTTTGAGGGGACTTCTACAATTGAGTTTGATTTTTCAGATATCCGGGCAAAAGGCGCAAAGCTGGTTACGTCAGGTGGTAAAGCTCCTGGTCCCGAACCACTCAAAACTTGTATTCGTCAGATCAAATCAATCTTAAATGAAAAAGAGGAGGGCTCACAACTTGAACCTATTGAAGTCCATGATGTTGTTTGCCATATTGCTGATGCCGTTCTCGCTGGTGGGATTCGGCGTGCTGCACTTATTTCACTCTTTTCGGCAGATGATCAAGAAATGATTTCGTGCAAAGCAGGTAAGTGGTGGGAGAAAAATCCTCAACGCGCTCGCGCAAATAACAGTGCCGTCCTGGTGCGTCATCGGGTAGAGAAAGATTTCTTTGATGAGGTCTGGGATCGTATCGAACACTCCAATTCAGGCGAACCTGGGATTTATTTTACCAATGATAAGGATTGGGGGACCAATCCCTGTTGTGAGATCGGTTTGCGCCCCTTTCAGTTTTGTAATTTGTGTGAGGTTAACGTAGCTAACGTTGAATCTCAAGAAGATTTAAATGAAAGGGTGCGTTGTGCAGCATTGATTGGCACGCTTCAAGCCTCTTATACGGATTTTCATTACTTGCGCTCTGTGTGGCAGCGCACAACTGAAAAAGAAGCGTTGCTGGGTGTTGGCTTAACCGGCGTGGGATCAGGACTGGCACAAAAGTTAGACATGAAAGCGGCATCAAAGATAGCTAAAGAAGAAAATTCTAAAATTGCGGGATTGATTGGTATCAAGGGTGCTGCCCGAGTTACAACTATTAAGCCCAGCGGCACGTCCTCTATGGTTTTAGGTTGTTCTAGTGGCATTCATGCGTGGCATAATGATTATTATATTCGTCGTATTCGTGTTGGCAAGAACGAGGATATTTATCATTACCTCTCAATCAATCACCCTGAGTTGGTGGAGGATGAATATTTCAGACCCCATGACACAGCAGTTATCTCGGTTCCACAAAAAGCTCCTCAAGGAGCAATCCTCCGTCATGAAACAGCGTTGGAATTGTTGGAAAGAGTAAAATGGTTTTCACGAAACTGGATTAAACCAGGTCATAGTCGAGGAAACAATACCCACAATATTTCTGCAACAGTTTCCATTCAAGAGAGTGAGTGGAAGGCAGTTGGAGAATGGATGTGGGAGAATCGTAAATTCTATAATGGTTTAAGTGTCTTACCATACAGTGGAGGCACTTACAAGCAAGCACCGTTTGAAGACTGTGACGAGCTTACTTACAAAACAATGATGAACTCCCTGCAAGAGATTGATTTAACAAAAATTGCAGAAATTGACGACAACACCAACTTAGCAGGCGAGATTGCCTGTGCCGGTGGTGCTTGTGAAATTAAATATATATAAAGGAATAAAACAATGGCAACAATTGCAATCACAGAAGAAAAGAAGAAGCACGTAATCAACTTGATCAAATCTTATCGGGCTATTGATGGAGCCATCCAGCCTTATCAGGATCAACGTAAAGAATTGCGTACTGAATATATTGAAAACCAATGGCTTACCAATAACGAAATCTCTCTCGTCAAGAAAGCCTATAACGCTGTTAAAACGAAGGTAGATATGGATGACCTCTCGTCGTTCATGGATATAGTAAAGAGTGAGATTCCAAATGTGTAAATTCAAACCGTTTAATAAACACGTGTTGGTCAAAAAAACCGCCGAGAAAAAATCTCCAGATTTGAGTCCTGTATTGATACCAGAAGATGCAAAGATGGAAAACAAAGACCGCTATGGTTTGGTTGACTTTGTTTGCGCTTCCAGCGACTGTGAAGATTTTCTTAAACGACTAAATCCAGAAACCCCCACTTGGGCTACCCAAACGGGAACAATGGATGATGTTTTTACTACGTCCGCGATTGCGAAAGGTCATCCTAGTTTAGTGGTGGATCAGCGAATGGTTGAGGAAGTTAAGATTGCGGATCAATTGTTTCATGTAGTCCACCAAAATTATATTGTGGGAATTATTGACGAATAGGAAAAAGGTATGAAAATAAAAGATATTAAAGTAATGGTAAGAGAGGCTATGGATGAGAGACAAGTGTTATTGTCTCGACCAGGCTTTATTAAAGAAGCAAATTACGGTCGTGTAAAGCAGAGAATTGAACAGGATAAAATCCCATTTGCAATGCTTACTGCTTTCCGTGGTGATTATAATAACGAGGAAAATTCTTCCCGCAATGCAGAATTAAAAATGTCTCTGGATACAGCCGGTTTCCCTTATACCCAAATGCCTGGAAGTGGTTATAAAGAGGGAGGTCCAACCGGCGATGTTGTCGTGGAAGATTCCCTTATTGTGTGGGATGAATTGAGAGATGACAAATATCCTACTTCAGAGGAGTTGTTCAATCTTGCAAAAGATTTAGCACAAGAATTTGAACAGGATTCCTTTATTTATGGTGGTCCGCGTATGGGGAAAGAAGACAACCCCTATGCAATCCACCTTTATACTAATGAGGGTGAGATTATTGATGAAATTTGGGCTGGTGGTGAAGAAGGATATGAGGAATTATTTGTAGTTGATGACGCTGCCGAATATTGGAGTAAAATCGCCGGTCGTAAAACTCAATTTAAAGAAATTTACGACAAATGGAATAATGCCAAATCATCTTCTCGTTTGGAGGCTATGAAAAAGCAATATTATTTAAATCTAGCTGAAAGCAAGATGAAAAATGGTTAAGTCAGTTAAGCTCTACGGCGATGACATTGGAAAAGTTGAGTATGTGGAACATATGGGCTCTGACTTGTCTGTTGTCAATTCTGCTCGTGTTTCTTTTGGGAAGCACAAAAAAGTAATTGAAGAAGCTGATAAGAAACTAATCAATTACCTCATTAAGCACCGACACACTTCCACGTTAGAACATTGTGTTGTAACTTTTAGGTTTAAAGTGCCCTTGTTTGTGCGCTCTCAACACCATCGTCATCGAACATGGAGTTATAATGAGATCAGTCGGAGATATACAGATTTTAACATAGAATTATATAATCCCAAGTGGTATAGAACGCAGCATGATTCAAACCGACAGGCGAGCAATCAAAATGAGCACGTAGATGGATCCTCAGCTCACCCAATTTTAGGGTGTAATGTGACTGAAGCGGTAAGAAGATTTCATAATCTCTCACTTACGATGTATAATAACTTATTGGAAGTGGGAGTCTGTAGAGAGCAGGCACGAGGAATTTTGCCGCAATCAATGTATACCGAATACTATGGAACCGCAAATTTAAATAATATTTTAAAGTTTATAGATTTACGGATTCATGAAGGTGCTCAAGGCGAAATCCAAGAAGTGGCAAAAGCCGTTCTTAAGATAACAAAAGGCTTATACCCACTTACAGTAGGGGCATATGAGAAAGCGAAAAAATAGCGAAGAAAGACCATGGGGCTCGTATGAGGTTTTGGCTGATAGAAAGCAATACAGATTAAAAGAAATAATTGTAAAGCCCGGTCAACGCTTGAGTTATCAATCACACCACAGGCGCACGGAAATCTGGGCAATCGTTCAAGGTGAAGGTGTCGTAACTTTGGAAGGTCAAGAGCTAGAGTGTTATCCCGGTCGTTCTTTTTTTATCCCAAAAGAACAGCGCCACAGGATTGAGTGTACTGGCAAAAAATCATTAATTTTTGTTGAAGTGCAAACAGGCGATTATTTTGGAGAAGACGATATTACCCGCTATGAGGATGATTATGGAAGACAATAGTTTATTTATTTTTATGAAGGTTTGTGAAGACTTTGTTAAGTCAAGTTTAGAATTAAGAAATGCGGCAGCGTTATGTGATGATGACCCCATCAAGCAGGAGATGATATCCTTTGTAACGCCTGAATTTAATAAAATGTGGGCTAAGAGCGAAGGCATTAAGGTTTTGTTAGAAAAAGAACACTTTGCCGAGAACCGGGAATTTATTTTATCTGAAATGCGCGATGTCACCCTTCAAAATCGTAAAATTGCGGCAAAAATAAAAGATAAGTTAGGTTCCCTTTAGTGACTTTGGGCGAGAAGCTTTTAATAGCTCTCATTGTATGGACTGTTGCGTGTGAATTCATTATCAAAGATTGAACTCCATTCCAAAATACGAGACATCAATTTTGAATATGATGAATTGGTAATTGGCTCCTCTCTAGAGGCTCTAACCTATTGCACATTAAATAATCTTCCATGTGTTGCGTGTCGCTTGACCCCTCCTCAACATTTTGAAATTCATGATTTAGATTTAAATTTTTTTGGTCTAAAGTCCTCTAACACCTCCTCGCTCTGGCTGTGGGAAAGATTATACTTTTACCTATCTATTGCTGGACTCATTCCATTAGGGGAGAAACCAGTCTCGCTTAGAATAAGTGATAGCGTTGTTAAAGCGAGTACATCCAAAGCGCGAATGGCAAAGATAAAATTTAATAAGTTAACAGTATTTGATGACTTTGGAGTTTCTGGCTTAGGAATCCCCACAGAAAACAAGGCAGCAAAATATAAAGTATATGACTGGTTTGATGTTCGGAGTGGAATGAAGCATGACTTCAACAAACTCTCCAGTGATGAGGATTTCATTAAGACAATACTGTTTTACAAGACATTGCGTCTTGACGGTGATCATGAATTTAAAGATGCCGTATCTATATCCCACCTCACCCAACAAGAGTTGGAAGAATTTGAGTATTCGGATATCAACGCCCGATTTAAAACCTTATATATGATGAAAGAAGCTGGAATCCGAGGCGCTCGCAATGGTCGAGACATGAATGATAAGACAAAATATAAATATTATGCTGTCAAGATTGAAAACACCGCCCGTGAAATCATTCCACCTAAACCAATTTATGAACCCTTTGACAATATTGATTTTAATTATAGCTCCCTAAATGATATAATAACCCATAACCCTCTGAAGTCTTCTTATGTCCGAAACCTTATCCAGCGAGCACTTAACGATTGATTCATTCCATTTAGCTGGAATTATACCTGTGGCAGGACAGCCGCTAGACTTTGAATTCCCATGGCACGACTCCATGGTCCCCATTTCCAACAATTACTTAGCCATTGAAAGAACGGTGTTGGAGTGTGCTACTGCGGGTTGTGAAACTATTTGGATTGTTTGCCCCTCAGCCATGCAGCCTCTCTTAAAGCACCGCTTAGGTGAGATGGTTCAAGATCCTGTGTGGATCAGCCGCAAGCACGATGTTTTTCCATCGGAGTCTCGTAAAGACATTCCCATTTATTATGTCGAAGTTCACCCGCGAGATCAATCACGCAGAGATTCGATGGTGTGGAGCATTTTATATGGCGCAAAAGTTGCTAAAAAGGTGTGTAATGGTTTAAGCCAGTGGCTGGTCCCGGACAAATATTACGTGGCTTTTCCTTATGCAGTCTATCCCTCACAACACTTGAGAAGATACAGGAAAGAGATTTCAAACACGGGCAATTTTTACGTCTTAACAGCCGAAGGAGAGTCAGTGTTGGATGGGGAGTATGCGGGATTCGCCTTTGAAGCCAAACAGTTGGGTAAATTGATTAAGTATTTTTGGGATAAACAAACGGGAAAATGGGACACATCGCAACCCATCGACGAACGTCGCGATGGCAAATACGTAACAAAACTTCTCCCACTAGAGGAGAGATATTCAGGAAGATTTTTTAATGTAGCAGAAATATTTAATCAATTGGATGATTCTGAAAAAACATTTAAAATTGAGATGGAATGGTATTATGATATTAGCTCATGGGAAAATTTATGTAAATATCTTGCTTCAGAAGAAAGCAAAAAGATGCTAAAACCTAAATTACCGTTCCTCACAAATCGTACTTGGAATAAAATTGGTGAAGATGATGAGCAAACTATTTATAATAAAGAGGAGTTATCAGATTGACAACAAAGTATTTTGATTATAGGGCGGGATTGGGTAATGTTGGTTCATATCAATCAAGCGCCCGCCCATTTTTATCAGCTTCAATTAACATTCCAAGCGACAATTCTGTTATTTCAATAAGCTTCCCCAATGTAACACGATTTGTTACTATAAAAAATCAAGGTGCCGACAGTGTGAGTGAAGTTGAGATGAGAGTGGGTTTTGCGGAAAATGGTGTAAACGGCACTGTGCAAAATAACTATTTATTGCTCAACAATCAAGAGTCATTTTCCGCAGACTGGCGAGTTCGCCAATTATATATAAGAGTTGATCCTGTCGGTGGCTCCACAAACGCAACAGCTTCGGTTATTGCAGGATTAACAACAATTGATGGTATGGAGCTGTCGCATAATTGGACAGGCTCCGCAGGAGTAGGATAGTGCCACAGGGTGGATTTGGACGAGACTTTCGACGGGCTGCTGTCTTGAAGACAGAATCTCAAAAAGCAAAAGATAAGCAAGAACGAGAAAAGATAGGAAAAGAAGTGATTTTAAAAATCACACCATATCTTGATAACTATCAACAAAAAATAGAAGAAGGGTTAATTTTGAAGCAGGATGAGACAATAGCAGAATTTATCAACATGATGAAACAGAGGAATACTTTGTTAAAGTTTTTGTTGTGGACGAATATTGTTACTCTATTGGGGCTTTCGTTTACTTTAGGATATTTCTTATGAAAGTTGGCAACGTTATCCATCGATTAGCTCGCGAGAGAGAGGATGAGGAAGTTGTTCTTGTTTTTGACAACGATAGGTCTAAATACTATATCATAGAGGAGTTGCCATTCCTACATGCAGGTCCGCAGGAGTTCAATTTAAAGCATGGGGGTACACACGTCAAGAGTGTGGTTGCAATCAGGATCAAAGAATATGTTCCCCCTAAAAAAAATCCCCCGCCCGATCACAAACCGGACGAGGGACTTTAATTTAACTCAAAAGGTTAAAGAATAATAAATTATTCTTCTTCAATTGGAGTCATAGCCATCTTAAACGTTTGACCAGTCGCGTTGTTTCGGATCCGCAAGTGATCCGATTCCTCGAAAATGGTCCAATCGCCACGCTCATTCTTGAGATGCATATCACCTGTGTATACATTGGTTGCATAAACAGCAGAAAACTTCTTAGTAGAGCTACCTAACTTTCGACTGTTTCCAGTCGCGTCAGGAACAATGTCAGAGTCCAAAAGCCCGTTAAAAGTGACAGAATCACTAGTATCAGAACCTAAATCAACATTACCATTAGCAACAAGATTGCTGCTCAAAGTAATTTGAGCAAATGATGAATTACCAGTTGAGGTGATTGCACCACAACCCACAGTTCCGATAGTTGCAATATTTTTGCTTGCATCTAAAACAACAGCTTTAGAAGCTGCTGCTGTACCAGCGGTAATTCCGTCCAATTGTTCCAGGTCGGCTTCACTCATAGATGCGTTGCCAATCACAAACGATCCTTGCGTTGAAACATTACCAGCAAAAGCAGCTGTGCTCGCACCAGTAAAGGCACCAGAACCACTAATAGTTGTTGCAGTCATTCCTGCGGTTGAAGCGACTGAACCTACAGTCGCAGCACCGACAGTTGTGAAAGCGCCAGCTGTAAATGTACCAGAACCAGTAACTGTTGAAAGACCAGCCAAAGCCGTGTCAAGATTAACAGTTAAAGTATTACCAGAACCAACAGTTGTGACATTAGTGCCACCAGCAATATCAAGCACTTCGCTATCTAAATCAATATTTAGCGCACCACCAGAATCACCTTGGAAGTCCAAATCTTGCGCAGTTACTTGCGCATCAACATATGCCTTAATGGATTGTTGAGTGGCAAGAAGTGTTGCTGAGTTAGAACCCATACCATCTTCATCTGCAATTCCAGTTACCGTTGCACCACTCGCAAGAGCTAATGACCCACCTTGGTAAGAAGAACCACTGATCCCCGCAGAAGCAGAGACAGTTGCAAAACTAGAAGCACCAGTTGAAGTGATTGCACCACAACCTACAGTTCCGATAGTTGCAATATTTTTGCTTGCATCCAGAACGACTGCTTTAGAAGCCGCCGCAGTACCGGCTGTCACACTATCCAGAACAGCAATTTCTGCTGTAGTGATTGTAGTGGTGTCAAGTGTCAAGCTTGTGTCACCTGTAATAGTGCCACCAACATTGATTGAGCCAAAACTAGAAGCACCAGTTGAGGTGATTGCCCCACAACCTACAGTCCCGAGAGTTGCAATATTCTTGCTTCCATCCAGAACGACTGCTTTGGAAGCTGCCGCAGTACCGTTAGTAATTCCATCTAATTTTTCCATGTCAGCTTCATTCAAATCAGCAGAACCGATAATAAATGAAGTGCCCGCAGTAATAGAGCTTTTGCCGGTTACAGTACCATTAAATTGAGCATTACCATCAACATTCATTGCGCCTGAACCAGAAAGCGTAGTTGCTTTAACAGATGATTGTGAACTTGCACCAATAGTTGTTCCATCAATAGAACCACCATTAAGATCCATAGTTGTGACAGTACCCATATCAGCTACTGTACGACTAGCATTGGTCCAGTTGCTTCCCATAGAAAAGCTTGAACCATCATCAGCAGAAATGCTGTCAAGAGCAATACTTCCAACATTAGTGATGTTGCCATCATTAACGTTTAAAGATGCTACTGAAGCTGCACCAGACACTTCAAGGCTTGCACCTTGAAGACCAACTGAAGATGAAAAGTGATCACTTGAAAGAGCAGCATATTTGGTTGAGCCAATGCTCAAATCTAATGCCGTGCTATATTCAATTGATGCTTGTCCAGCCACTTTCAGAGCAGATGCACTAACATGACTTGATGCAGAGACTGTTGTAAACGCACCAGTAGAACGGCTTGAAGCACCGATAGTTGTTCCATCAATTGTACCACCATTAAGATCCATAGTTGTGACAGTACCCATATCGGCTACTGTACGACTAGCGTTGGTCCAGTTATTTGCCATCGATGCAATTCCAAGTGCGTTAATAGTATCAACATCACGAGAACCATCTAGAACAAGAGCTTTGTTTGCAGCACCCGTACCATTAGTAATTCCATCAAGTTTTTCCAAATCAGTTTCATTTAGATCCGCAGAGCCAATGATAAATGAAGTTCCCGCAGTGATGGAGCTTTTGCCGGTTACTGAACCATTAAATTGTGCATTACCATCAAGGTTCAGCGTGCTCGAACCAGAAAGGGTCGTTGCCTTAACAGAAGATGGTGAGCTTGCACCAATAGTTGTGCCATCAATAGAGCCACCATTCATATCCGCACTTGTGATAGTAACTTGGGAGTTTCCACCCAAAGTTGTACCGTCAATTGTACCACCATCAATATCTGGAGTATTTAGATCCGGGCTCGTCATTGTCTTGTTAGTCAATGTTTGTGTTGCTGAAAGATCAACTAAATCAACTTCAGAACCCTTTACACCACCCATCCAGCGCGACGTTGCAGTATCATAAAGTAATGAACCTGTAGCATTATTGTCTGCATCCTGAACATAGATACCAGCATCACCAGAACCTGGTTGAGTGTTTAGCTCGATGATTCTATCTCCGATTGATACGGTTGTTGAATCAACTGTGGTTGTTGTACCTTGAACTGACAAGTTACCTAAGATAGTTACATCTGTAAGGTTTGACAGCGATGGACCTTTTGAACCGGAAGTCATCCACGATCTTGTTGTCCCTGAGCTATTGTCAGTGTATTGAAGTACATTAAAGGAACCAGTTCCCTTCTGTACACCATAATTATATGTTTGTGCCATATTATATATTTCTCCTCTTACTATATTTAAAGTTTATTAAATTATGTAAGATTGTTTTTGAACGTTCCCGAAAATCCCGATTGATAGTCATTGCGTTCGCTCATGTAAGTAGTAGGACAAACCCTTGGTGCCCCGTATTTTGGACCCTCTTTTTTCGATTAATAATTTAAACCTGCACAACCATTAAAGAACTTTTTTTATTTTTTTTGATCTTTCTTTTGGGATCTCACCAAACTACTTAACTATGCGTATGATGCGTTTAACGGGGGTTTTAGCGTAAATTAGCAATTTTGTGAAATACGCTAAAAGGAGATAAAATAATATGGGAAGTTTAGTTTTTAGAATAGCAGGAGGCGGCAGCAGCACATGCGCTGACGGATCTTGGGTAACAGGTAAGGTCGGGAGTTATGCACTGGAGTTTGATGGCAGCAACGATTATGTTAATATTGGTAATGCGGGCTCTGCTGCAAGTACAGCTCTACAGCCATCAGCAGGAACCTTGGCAGGATGGATAAAATCAAATAGTAATGCCTCCGCCGTTCTTATGGGTGCAGGCAATACCACCACTTCGACAAGCAATAAAGATTACGGTCCATCCATTCATGTAGGCTACGCCCCATCTGGTACTCAATCTAAAATTTATGCTAATCTGGGTGACGGAACGAATACAGCTCTTGAGATTACAGCACTTAAGACTTGGACTGATGGCTGGCATCATGTTGCGATGACTTGGAATTCAACTTGGAGTTCTGCTGCGGATTTAAAAATTTATGTTGATGGTGTTGACGCGGGCGTCACCACTGCGAACGTCGGAACCGGCTGGAATACTACCGCACAAAAAGCAAGCCGAGCCTGGTGGATAGGAGATGTTGCAACCACTACAGTAAATTCCTACGACGGAGCTATAGATGAGGTAGCTGTATGGGATGTTCGTCTTGATTCAGGAGCGATCAGTGATCTATATAACAGCGGCGACGGCACAGCAGCCAGTAATGTTAGTTCATCCAACATTGTGGGCTATTGGAGTATGGAAGAAGGCGCAGGAAACAGTACATTAACCGACAGAGGTTCAAATGGTTATGACGGCACATTAACAAACATGGACGCAGGTTCGTGTTAAAAGGAGATAAAATAATATGGGAAGTTTAGTTTTTAGGATAGCCGGTGGCGGATCAAGCACATGTGCTGATGGATCGTGGGTAACAGGCAAAGTAGGAAGTTACGCGCTAGAATTTGATGGCTCCAATGAGGTGGTGACTGTAGCATCTGGTTCGGGTTTGCCAATTGGAGATATAAGCAAGGCGTTTACTGTTTCGGCGTGGGTGTATTTAGATAACTGGTCAACGTGGGATAGTGTAATGGCACGGAAAAATGGAACATGGTATAACGGCTGGGGCATGACCACAGATGGTGGAACAACTGGGGAAGTTTGTTTTTGGTTCGGCGGTTTTAATAGTAGTGCGGGAAATAAATCATACGCCTCGATATCAACGGGACAATGGACGCATCTAGTGGGAACCTATAACCCCACTGCTGGAAGTAACGGACAAGTTCAAATTTGGAAAAACGGAGTGGCACAAACAGCCGCCGACAGATGGGTACATGGTAATGCGGGTCCAGATTCGGGACAGCTTGAAATTGGCGAATTCTGGGACGGCAAAATTGATGATCTAGCTACTTGGGATATAGTTTTAGATTCCGGAGCGATTTCAGATTTATACAATTCTGGGACTGGCGCAGCCGCAAACTCAGTAAGTTCATCCAATATTACTACATATTACAGTTTTGAAGAAGGGGCAGGAAATAGCACAGTTACCGATAGAAGTGGTAATGGACATACCGCTACTTTAACAAACATGGACGCGGGCTCGTGTTAAAAAGAGATAAAATAATATGGGAAGTTTAGTTTTTAGAATAGCAGGATCAGGAGGTGGTTCAAGCACCTGTGCCGATGGATCCTGGGTAACAGGCAAAGTAGGAAGTTATGCCTTAGAATTTGGCGGAGAGGATAGTGGCGATTATGTTTCCATACCAGTAGGAGCATCTACAGGCTCCGCTAATGGGTATTCGGGTTCGATAGCAGCGTGGATATATCCGACAAATTACGATAATCAGGAAACGATTTATTTTCACGGGGATGATCAATGGGATGCCGATTGGTTAAGATTTCGACTCCATCAAGACAACGGCAGACTGATATTTGGTCACAAGGTTAGTGCTGCGCTCAATTGGTGGCAATCGTCTGATGCCGTTACGCTCAATCAGTGGAATCATGTAGCAGTCACTGTGGGTGGTGCCACAGCGGGGAACCACTCCAACGGTGACGGAGCAACTGTTAAATTTTACCTAAACGGCACACAATCCACCACCGCTTCAGGACGAACCTGGGCGGCTTATTGGATTAACCATTTGTCCAACACCAAAGGTCATGCACTTTCATCGATTGGGCGACACGTTTCCAATCCGAGTGGATGGGGGACTACTAAAAATGAATTTGCTGGCAAGATTGATGAATTTGGAATTTGGACCGAAGAACTCAATTTAGGCGGCATACAAGCTCTTTATAACGGTGGTTCGGGAGCTGCTTGCAGCACAGTAAGTTCCTCTTATTTAGAAGCTTATTATAATATGGAAGAAGGTGCAGGGAATGGCACATTAACCGACCGAACAGGAAACGGACATACAGGTACATTAGCAGGCATGAACACAGGTTCTTGTTAGTTAATCTTCAATCTTTTCCATCGCGAGTTTAAAACGCTCGCCAGTGAGGTTGTTCTGGGCAATCAAGGAATTACTTTCCTCAAAGATTGTCCAGTCACCTCGCTCGTTTTTCATATGAAGATCGCCAGTGTAAAGGTTGGTTGTAGATATATTGTCGGT